TTGCCTAATCCTAATAAATCACCATCTCTCAGAGCTATTTTCATTTTAATTATTTTTTTTGAATTAGTAAGTATAACACACGTTCGTTACATTCATTATGCATTCTGCTATATGCTTGCCTAAAATAGCCTCCCCAACTTTCCAATCAAGTTCCATATTATCAAGTTGAAAATCTGAATCTGAACATTCTTCAATGCTATTTTCATCTACTTCAACACCGTAATATTCTGATATTTGCTTCGCAGCCTCTTCTTTGGTTAATTCGATTTCATAATCATCAGCATCATATTGCATTTCGAAATCAAAATCTATATGTAAAAATCTGTCACTTAAAATATTCACATGACTTGCAGATCTTCCTGTCATTGTTTCGTGATCGCTTATTCTGGCCTTAAGTTCTAAACCGTCCGGACGTGCTATGTAAAAGTACTGGCTGCTTTTATGTTCAGTTGAACTTACTAAAGTGTAACCTTCTGATAAATTTCGTTCGATCTCTGTGATTTGATTTTTCATAATTCCCTTTTGATTAACCAAATGTAGTAAATTACATACTAGCAAACTAATTAAATAGTAATTGTTTTACTTTTATTTTCGATTTGGCATAAAAAAAACTCGACCATCCTTGATAATCGAGTTCTCCGGCCTCCTGTATTCCGCGATGCGTCGATCTTGTTGACCATAATCGGAAGTGCCCGTCAGCGTGAAGTTAATTAATTATAGAGAATAAAAAAAGCGGCACCATACAGCACCGCTCACAAACAATTTAAACCAACTAACCATGAGAATCAAATGTAGTGAATTATTGGACATAAAAAAAGACGCCCCGTTCCAAAGCGTCCCTTTCAATCACATACATATAAACAAAATTACTTTTTTCTTTTTAACATATCTGGATTTTTGGAAAATTCCTTTGCAACTTTTTCCACCGATCTGCCAACTACGTAACCGCCTAAACCAATTTTAAGTAATGCCCAGAATTCATCAGGCAACTCTATTCCTGGCGTAGAAAACACAGGCGCAATAAAATAATAGTACATTATTATAAATCCAAATGAAAGCATTATAATTGGCCTCCATGATCTTTGCAGCCAATTGCCGCTTGACTCTGCAATGATTACTTGTTTTCCCATTTCTGCAAGATCCAATAGCTTTGAGCTTATGGCATCGAATAGCCTTTTCTTTAGTTCTGCCTTCTCTTCCTTAGAAGTACTCAGGTCGTCTATTATACCGCCCACTGTGCCTATTATTTCATTAGCACCACTTGAGAATATTTTACTTAGGATATTCATAACCAGTTTATTGTAAGTTTGAATTTATCCGGCATTATCTCTAGAAGTTTGTCCATGGTGCGACCGCTTGAGTATACATCCAAGTATCCGTCTTTGTCAAGGTCGGTGAATCCCTGGCCAACAAGTACACATCCTAAGACGTCTCGATTAAAATTACCTACATGAATCTGAACGTTTGATCTGCCTTTTACATTGCTGAATTGAAATACTATTCCCCGGCCTTTGGTTGGTGAAAGATATTTATCAACCCAGTAATGAGCGTCTGGAATGCAGCTTACATCTGTCTTGTTACCCTTCCATGGCAATTCTAATGTACTGCACTCGAAAATCTTTTTAAGCCCATCATAGACTGTCAAATGACCTAACGTTTGAATGTCGTCGTCTTGTCTTATCCTGGTAATTAAAATTTGTCTCATTAATAAGGAGTTTTCCTGTTGAAATAATCAGAAATGAACTTTAATCCCTCGATAGCGTATCCGATTATTCCTTTTATTTTCTCATCTGGAATGGCCCTTAATACAACTTCAGATATACCAATAATTAAACCAATAATCCATAATGTTAATTCTAAATTTTCCACTGTTTTTTAATTATGTTTTTCAATATGTTTTTCTAATTTGGCCTCAATTGATTCAAACCTTTTATCAATAAAATCATCTTTGTTTTTTAATTCATTCACAAATGATGTAAACTTCTTATCTAGTTTATTTATTTCTGATACTGCTTTATTGTCATTTGCATAGTTCCGGTTTAATTGCTTACTTATTTCTGCAAATTCCTTAATGTGATCCGTCTGTATTTCGAGCGACTTATTGTTTTGGCCGACAATAGTTTTTTGCAATTCAATTGTTTTATCAATAGACTGTTTTTTTTCTTTTGCTGCAACCACATCAAGATACGTGTTTACAAATAACACAACTCCAAATATTGCAGTACATGCCCAGATTAATCCGCCATTATCATCATAGAATTTTTCAAAACTCCCATCTTCTGCAATATTGACATTCGCAAGCATAATGGTAATCATGATGATTACATAAGCTGCGGTTAAAAGTGCGGTTAATGTATGTTTTTTTGCCATAAAAATAAAGTTATCGAAACTGCAATCCATTGCATGAAATCAATTCCCCAATTATCATTTAACATTCGGTAGAATTCCCATGATTGATTAATTGAACATAAATTTAATAAAACCCTAAAAATAAAAGGCGCGGCCATAATATAAATTGCGCCTTTATCAAATTTACCTATTGTATTTCGCGCTAAAACTAATGCAAATGCCGCTATAAATCCCCAGATTGAGGCGAAGAAAAATACCGACCAGTTTACCGAATATTCAGTACTAATATATTTCTGATAAATACGCCATCCACTATCGTAAATAGCAAGGGATATAGTTACAGAAAATAATATGTAAGTAAGTTTTCTAATCACCGTCGTTAGGCGGTGGATTTTGATCCGGTGGCGGCGGCTGGCTTTTCATTTCCAGTTTATCTTCTATTTTCAATGCTGCTTTGATATCTTCAAGATCTTGAATAATTTTCTCCTGATTTTCGATTACTTGTTTTTTGTGTCCCATTTTATTTATTTATAGTTTGTCCCTTATTGGGATTTTTTAAGTTACTTCAAAATCATTAGCCCCGGCAATAGCTACTTGCTTATTCCTTTGAATATTTCTTAAATTCCTGAAAAACTTTTTATCATTTTCGATGATACATATTTTCACAAACTGATTCTCAGATATTGGATTAGTAATCATCTTTGGACTGCCATCCTCGTTTGTAGCTGGGATCGTGTGAGGGGTGCCGTCCTCATTTATAACTGGAATCATCTTTGGGCTCCCATCCTCGTTTATGAGGGGTTTGTACAATTCATCAGTAGCCTGAACTTGGGCCTGAACCTCAGCCTGAACCAAAGCAGGATACCTAAGTACTTCAACAATTAGGGCTTTGAGCCCTTCAGGGCCTTCATATTTTTCGTCTGGTATTGTTCTTGTAAATGATGCCATTTTGTTTATTTTAAATTGCGCTAAAATCTACTAATGTTTTTATGCTAAATCTCCTATTGGCATATATTTTACACCAAGCACTTCAACGTTTATTTTAAGAAAATGAGTTTGTGTGAATGATTTTGCTCCTATTGCTTCAATCGGATTTCCAACTCCTATCGTAGCATCGAACTTAATCATTTCCTCGCTTAAATCTGCTTGAGTTAGTTTTAAGGCGGGAATTGCTGCTGATGCTCCTGATTGATTCACATCTACCTGAGCTAAAGGCGTATCAGTATTTACTCCTAATTTTTTATAAATTGATAAAGTATCCGAGTTCATCGGAACTTCCATAATCATAAATACTGTTCCTATATCGTCTGTATGATCCATTTCGAAATTATCTGACGTTGAATCATATCTCATTTTAACGTTAGGATTGCTACCCCCAAATCTGAAAGTTGAATTATCAACTAAGGACACCCCAGGGTTGAAAAATATGTCCTTTGTTCCTGTAATTATTGGAACCCCATTTGAATTTACCCCAATAGCTATTGTATCCGTACTCTTGTCATCAAACCCATGAATTAGTATAGCTGAACTATCTGCAAGTTGCTGTATTTCAAATTGTGTTGTAGGATTATTTAGTCCTAATCCAAATATACCCTCAACTAACAATCCATCCAAAGGAGCAGTACTTATTCCCCCAACCCCAGAACCAATAGCCACGCCTCCACCAAAATCTGCGGTGTTAATTATATTAGCTACACCAGCGGCTATTGCGTCGGCTAATACGTTGCCGTTTACTTCTAGTTTTTGAGTTCCTGTTGTTTTATTAATAAAAACATTACCAGAACCATCAATTCTCATTACTTCAGAAAATCCTGTTGCATCTTTTAATGTTGCAGTTGCAAATCTAAGTCCAGGTTTAAACATAATTGAAGGCAAATTTGAAGAACTTTGTCCAGAAACTAAACTAACAAAAGCCTCCCCAGCATTTCCTTCATTAACTAATTGAGAAGTTCCAAGAGAACCATTAAATAAATCCAAAATTTTTGCTCCCACAATTCCATCAGCATTATCAGTTCCAATGCCAACATTCTCTGCAATATTTACCCCTTGATCAAAATCAACCTTACTAGCTACTGATTGATTTGCTATGGTTACTTTGTCGAGCTTGTTAGTGACTTCATTTGAAATATTTTGATCTATTTCTAAATTCCTACCATTTCGATTTGCAATATATTTGAAGTCGTAAGTCCCGGCTGGAATTGGTGTAATAGTTCCGGTATTGTTTCCGGTCGCGTCAAAGCCTACAAGCGTAAGTGTGCAGTTGATATTAAATTGATAGCGCTGTTTTATATTGTTTCCCTGAAGATGGCCGTTTGCATTCGCTGTAATTGTTCGCGTTGCTCCGGTTACTACAATAGTAGTTCCGTAGTTTTTGGTTCCGTCAATGATTATATCGGTATCGTCAAGGCTTCCGGCTATTTGCTGAACAGGTGAATTTTGGAAATCGACTAATTGATTAAATTCAGGAGCCGTTAATTTTTTATTCGCGTCAACATTTGGCAAATTCTGAAATTTAACCTTTGCGCCGATTGTATTATTCTTTGTACTCATCGCTTACAAATTTACAAAAATTAATCAATTATTCAATTACACCCTCAACTGTACAAAATGCGCTAACCAATCCCGTTAAATCGTCCTGTACCCATAATTCTAAATCTTCATTTTGATTTAGTTCTATAAATGCCCCCATCCTTGGAAATGTCAACCTAAATCTAATCCCTTCATTACCGGATACGCCAGATGGGAATCCTTCTAAATCATAACCGAGAGCAGTCATCTCCAAGTTTGTTTTTGCATTAAAATATGTTGTTGATAGGCCGTCATTTCTTCTTAGAAAAATTCCATTCGTCAATGCTGAAATATTACCAAAATCTGAAATACCTCCTGTAGTTGCAGTTTCGATTACAATAACTATACGGCTAATTTTTAGCATGATATCTACGCCAACCAATCCTGTTTTTAAATTGAATTTAACGGGCGTAATTGATCCGTCCACATTAAAATTTGTATTAGAAGACCCGACAAATTCCCCTACTAAGAAATCATTTCCTGAAGGCGTATCTACAGTTATAGCGTTAGTATTTATTACTAATATTGTAAATTGTTCAATAATATTATTTGCGTCATCGATAATAAAAAAACTATCTCCCACACTCATTCCTGCGGAGTCAGTTACATTTATAATTGTATCTCCGGCGGTCACAGCTATTGCTATTGTTGTAGTCGCTTTTTCCTCTCCTAATCTAGCTATAACGATTGGAGATGTTGTTTTCTGTATTTTTATTTCTGGGAAAAATGCCATAATTAATAAATTGAAATTAAACTATTTGTTGCATATAAATTTACTGAACTATAATTGCCTATTATTATTAAATTTGGCTGTCCATCTATTAACTCTCCTCCTTCGCCGACAACTGTAATATTATTTATTCCGGCATTCCCTCCGGCATCCTTAATCACTAATTTGTTGAATCCTGCATTTATCATTGTTGTTGGGATTGTTATTGTCGCCACTCCTGTACTGGTTCGGAGCACATTTAATATTTGATCTGTTGTAATTACTGTATATGTAGCTGTTGTCACGTCTGTTATTCCTGTTGCTCCCGTGACTCCTGCCTTCCAATCTCCCACCGCTATCTCTGCGGCAATATCAGAACTAATATAGGGCGCTGAGATCTGTAAGAAATATTGAGCATTCTGAAATACTACTTTCGAGTCATTGAAAGTAAATACACCCGCCGCCCATTGGGTGTCTGTAATTCCATCTGCCGCGCTAATTGGTTCGTTAGTCCAGAACGAATTCTCGCTCGGCACATTCCCAAGATTACTATTTACTTTTGATTTCCAAACAAGTGAATTGCTTTCTACTAGATCATCTATTGAATAAGGCATGTCGGCTTGCCATGCAAACGAAGCTTTTATAGCCCCTAACATGGTTTGCTGGCTTACCTTTTCCGTTTTATTACTTGTCGCATTCAGGACGGCTAATTTGCCATCCTTCGCGCCTATTGTTGCTTGATTTAATTGCGATATCCTTTTCCCGTCATCTGACATACTATTATTATTTAGAATAAAATTGGCCCCTCTTCGTGTAATATTTCGCCTACAGGGCCATCTATGCTTATATTATCTGTCTTGAATGCTTCGTAACCTACCCTCTGCACTATGATTGTCGCATTATCTAGGCTTGACTTTTCAACTGCCACACGCTCAAACGCTTCCTCATTTTGCCACTCTAGGCCATTTATAAAATATCTCTTGTGTGCAAATATCAATCTAAGCTTTTCGATCATATAGCGCGGCTGTGCTTCAATCCACATTTCCCCAGACATGGTAGGGCTGTCTTTAAGCTTCTGAATGTTTCCGCCGCTGTCTGCCAGTGCCACTATTTCACCCCCCGGCAGTGGGCTTGCCTCTGGATCGTTTGCGAGTAATCTAATATGACCTTGATATCCTGTGTCATAATCAATCCCGGTGCCTTTGCTAATAAAGTAATCTATGAATGCTGTCTTTCTATGTTCCGCTGCAATCAAATATCTTTCTGAATCAAATATCAAAGTTGGTCGCTCTTCTAGTGAATCGATCATTGTTAATTCATTAGAATAAACACCGCCTGCAATCGTTGCCAAATCAACATTAAATTCAAATACCTCATAAGGTAATCTATTATAAGTTACATCCGAAATTGCTACCTCAGAGAAATTCCCACTTGTCCAAATGTTATCGATTACCAATGTTTGCGCCTGAACTCTTGAATCGAATATCACCTGTTTAATAACGAAACTCCCAACAACGCCACCAGTTAAAACAACTGTATTCCCGACAACTCCCCAATCCGGCAAAGCACCAAGCAAATTGAATGTGCCTATTATATCATTGGTCCCGGGATCATAAGTATTGCCTTCTGTAAAGAAAATTCCTGTTTGATTATTTCCAAAATTAAATACATTTACATCTCTTGAATCTCTAGCGCTTATGTTGTTCGATTTCTGAGCTATTGAAGGGGTTTGAATAGTCACGCCATCACAATCAACTATTTTCACCGAAAGTCCATCATAGTTACTTCTAAATTGAGTAATAATTACACCATCATTCGTCTGGTAAAGTTGAAAATAATCATGCTTTGTTTCAGTTGGATATCTTTCATCCTGATAAAGTGTATTTTTTAAATTGTTGAATCGTGAAGTGATACGCTGAACCATTCTCATAGAATTTGCAGTAGGGACCAATCCAACCGCCGCGTCACGCTCGATACTTTGTGAAACATCAACCGTGAACCCGGTATTAGTTATACATCCAAATCCATCATTAACAAAAAGCGTATATGATCCATCAACTACATTTGTGAATACATTTGAAAGTTGAAAATTTGATCCATCGATTGAGAATTGATAAGTCCCGAAATCCTGAGTGCCCATAAATACAGTTACCGTCGCGTCCAATCCCCCGGCATTTGCAACCACGCTAATATCTGAAATCTCAACAGATGTGAATAATCGCGGTATTGTGACGTTTGCTAAACTTGCCTGATCGCCTTCATCGTCCTGTAAAATGACCGTAATTATTTGATTAGCCGCAGTTCTTGCGATGTCTGCCGAAAGTGTCGTTGATGGGTTGGCAGGACTTATCCATGTATACGGTGAGACCCCATCATTTTCAGTAATTGAAACCTCTATGTTTGCGCAAGGCAAAACAGCCTGAGCTAAGGAAAATGCAAGTAATTGAAAATTCTTTACCGGTAAAACCTCCGGTATTTCCGTGAATATAGCATTCCCGATCGTAAAAGTAGTTGTGATTACCCATCCATTTTCACCAGCCACTACCGTAACGGTATCATCATTAATGCCGCCTATGTCTATAAAGCCAGAAATAAAACTGCTCGAAATGTCGGCAAACATTGCGCTATTTAATTCATCAGCCTGCTCAATTATTCGGTCACCTAGATCTGCCTCAGTAGCTTGCTTGTATTGGAATGCTGATGACCTTACGCTTTTACAAATCCATGTGAATGTTACATCAATAGATCGCGAACTATTTACAAATTTGATACCAAATGAATTATTCAAATCTGTTGCCTCTGTGAATTGTATATTTACTTGTGCGAAATTTGCCATTATTCTTTGATGTATGTTATAGATCCCGCAACGACGGTATTGCTAAAATATGATAGATCCCTTCCTGGGGCTTTTAGTGATGATGAATTTTCAGCAAACTCCAACCTCTGATCTGTGTTTGTCCCCACAAATCTAGTTATAATACCATAATAAATAAGGGGCTTGCCTACTCCGAAGGCGGCAGAAGGAACAGGGGCGTTGCTTATAATAAACGCTGCTCCGCTAGCTGTTGTTGGCATAGTAAAAGAAAACATAAGCGTAACCATGTTGCCATTTATTTGAGAATATCCTATTGAATTTGTTACGCTCACGCCGGTTACAGTTGGCGTCCACGTTCCTTGCGTTGCTATAAAATCCTTTAACGTACTAGGTGTCACCATCTTATTTTTCTCTGACCCAACAGCAGTTTCACTATCCAATATTGGAATAAGATCACCAGGTACAATAGTACTCTTTATCGTCAATTCACTATATTTTTTATCTGCCATGTCTTTTTAATTAAGTATTGAACCACTCTAAGTCTGAATTAGTCGGCGCGTTTGCTGCCGTATTTGGGACTCCTAAGCCGGTATCATTTGCCGCTTGAATATCAATAAGATCGCTTACGAAATCTCCGCTAACATTAAGCTCTTTGAATTTACAATATTTCATTTTGCCTGTGAATAAATTTGATGGTGCGCCCCCTAACCATCTTGCCCCAAGCAATGTTTCAGCAATCGTATTATCAAATGTGATAGTTTCACTTAATGTTAAATTATCCGTTACTGTGTCAACTGTAAATTCAAATGTTGTTCCAAATTTACGTATCTTTATATAATGATTGACATCTAATGCATAAGGAGCTTCGCTACTTATTATATTCTGAAAAGTTGTTACACTATGATGATACTTGTAAGTCGCATCATCATACAATTGATGTCCGCTAGGATTCAATTGTTCACAGATATTGATCCCAAATTTCCTACCAACTCCCGTTTCGTCTGTCCCTTCCCATTCGTATTCAAAATTTTGAACCTCAAACTCTGAGTGATATCCCATTAAACCATATCTGGTGCCATCAAATAGCATTACGGGGTCCGGAAGTCCATCTTCTTCTAATAGTAGATTATCGCCCGTCTCTAGCAGCATATCATCACCTGTTTCAAGTATCTGATTAAACGTTTCGGGATCATCTTCACCAACAAACACAAACGGGAATGATCCGTCAAACACACCAAATATTGGCGAAGGATCAACAGGAGGAATTGGTACATTCGGCGTGTTTCCTTCTGGGTCAATTAAATTAACTTCAGGACTTGCTTTATTAACTCGTAATAATTTCCACTCAGCTTCTTGCTGGTCGCTTTCCTGATCAACATCGACTAGCCATCCATAATTATACTCCGTTGTATTTTCTTCGCTTGTAGTGCTGACTTTTACAATACCATTTGATTTTCTTGTTAGAATAATGAATTGATCCCGGGTTAATGCAGATTTGAAACTGTACATTTCAGGAATCCATAACCCTGTATCTAATGTTTTTACATCGATGTTTGCATTTTCTATAATTAAAGATTCTCCGGTTTTCTGGCTTCTTAAATCTTCGTTTTGTTCAGCAAATCCAAAGGATATCTCATCATCTAAATACTTTTCAAGTCCTGGTCTTGCCAACCCTCCACTAGCTCTCAGCATTCGCCCCGGTGTATGATCGAGGTTATACGCAGTTTCAGGCGAAAATATCCCTTCAACTATGTCGTAAGCCTCGTCCTTCGCGCTTCTATATTTTTTCTTTCCATTTCCATCTACCCCATCTTCCAATACAACCACTCCAAATGTATCATTATCCTCTTTGGTGTCTTCAGTTGGATTTGTGGCAAATGATAACCGCCTCATCTTTTCAATTCCGTATCCATCCCACCGGATTTTAGAAACTAAATCAAGTTCATTTTCGAAAGTGTTTATTATCGTATCAAATTCAAATTTATTATTGTACTCTTCAAGTCCATTATCTTCCTCCGTTGCGGATTTGTCATATCCTACTTTTATCTTTGAGTAAATAAAATCTCTTGCTACTACCTTTTCAATCTTACTTACTGAATGAATTGTAAGTATTACTTCGCCGGAAAAGAAATGTGCCTTTTTTTCTAGTCGGGCAAATGGCTGTCCTACCTCATCAAATTCAATTCCAAACCCTAAATTATTCTGAGCATTCAGGGAGTTGAATAAGTCATTTAATGAAATCGACGGATTTGTACTTGGAATTTGTCGAATCTGTAAAGATGAATGAAGCGTTTCAAAAGCTCCTGGACCGTTTGCTACTGCCCCCCTATCTATACGATCCAAGTAATCTGATTTAAACGAAAATTCTTTATCTGTGATAACCTGAATTACTCGCTGAAATGCCTCAAACATCAAATATCCTTGCGCAGGGGTGCCGTCTTTAAATTGAAGGTTTTGAGCTACCGTAAACTGTATGCCTGTAAATTCACATTCAAAACCTCTGAATTGTGTGCTATCAGTTCCTACACAAATCAATGAAATTACAGCATCAGGGCCAATATTTGGTGCAGGAGGTACTCCGCCAAGTTTCGTATCAATTAAAAATGAAAAGTTTACGCCTGTTGATCCTTCAGGAATGAAAACCTGAGATCCGCTTATAGGAGAATCGAAACCTATAACGGTTCGCGTGTCATCAGTATAAATTCTGAATAGAAACTCAACATTATTCCCACCGGAAACTGAAACAAAAGCATCTTTTAAAATCCCTGTGACAGTTCCGGTAAGCGTAACTATTGAATCTTCACCGGCGGCATCCCAGAATAATGCTCCCGATGTACTGATTATTGGATTTGTTTGGCTCGATAGATTTGTAACATTATTATCTTCACCAATAAGGGCAATTGGTAAGGTAAATCCATCCCAACCAACGCCATCATCAATCACGTGAAAACTTTCAACCGTTGCATCCGCTTCATTTAAAGTAAATTCTCCAACGCTCAATAATTCGCGCTGATGCAATTGTACTGTTACTTGATTATTTTCTGGAAGTTCTAATCCTCCGATTGATTTAGTTCGGCTTAAATTGACTTTTACATTCTCACGGCTTTTTATTTTCCTGGCAAATGTTGTATCGCTAATTACGACATCGGCAAAGATATCTTCATCGGTTACGTATGTGCTTAGATCAATTATGCCTGAAAAGTATAGGAAGTACTGGTCTTTTGTAGCATTGTATTCGAAGATTTCGATTTTAACCTCATGCTCAGTGCCTTTGATCTCATAGACATTCCTTACATAATTGTACCCATCGCCAATAAATCTGAGTGTTGATTTAAACTTTCTGAATAGACCGAACTTCGAAGGACTCCTAGAAATTGAAACGCGCTGATTCTCCCATCCTTCAGGATCGTTTTTTAACTTTGCCTTTCCCAGGAAAAGTGAATCTAATACAAATATCCAATCTTTATTCGTTGTCAACTTCTGTACTGTTGATTTATGTGATCAATTCGTGTTTGTCCCCGTATTTCTGTCACGAATGCACGCGCAGTATTTACGCGAACATCCACAAACTTCTTTTTATTTATTGCCCTGACAACATCCTCACCATTCTTTTTTATCATATATGCTAAGTCGTCGCTTTGCTTCTTCTTCTGAAAGTCATTATTCAGCAACCCAAGCATTAGACCTGGATCTGTTAACATATTATTTCCGGTTAAATCTGCCATGCTCCCTAGAATTGAATCTGTTTCTTTTCCGGAAACAATCGTATCGCCAGGGCTGTTTTTAAACATTGTTGGTTCTTTTACAAGTGACCATGAACCTTTAGATTTTCTTAATTCTGGCCTTTTTTCACCTGCGATGTAATCTTTAGGTGTGCTTTGAGCTCCTTCATCAAATTGAGGGATAGGAGCGACTAATACTGCCGCTGCCTGAATTGCTCCTAATGCAATGATTCCAGGAATTAAAAATGGTGCTGCTAATGCTGCCTCTGCGGTTATCTTAGTCACTGCTACGGCTGTATTTATAGCAATTTGAAATAATGCGTTTTGCTTTTCTGCATTCGCTTGTTTTATCTGTAAGTCTCTCTTTTTCGCATCAAACTTTTTATTTATAGCATCCTTTTGCTCTGCTGTAATTCCTTCAACTTCTAATTCCCTATTTCGCGCCATCTCAAGAGCGCTAATTTCCTGATCAATTCTTTGTAATCGTAAATCAGTAAGCCTATTTGCTGTCTCTGACGCTAATTGTACTTCTGTATCTCTAAATGCTGCAATAGCTGCAATCCTTTCCACTTCTGCCTTTTCTTCAATCTTTTTCTGGTCTTCTATTGCTTTTTTATTTGCATCAAATTCAGCGTCAAGTCTTGATTGTGTTATTCTTTCTATTTCGTCATTTAATTCCTGCTCTGCTTTTAATTCTGCCTCTATTAATTTATCAAGAGATTCCAGTTCGTCAATATCTGCCTGCTGTTGATTTACTTGATTTAATATTATTTCTGACAGTCTCGCATCGTTTGATTTTTTTGCTAATAACGCCTTTTCTTTTGCTACTAATTTAGCTGCTGCAATTTCTTTTTCTGCAACCTCATTGGCTATTCTAATTTCTTCATCTGCCTTGTCTTGTTTGGCTTGCTGAAGTTCAAGGATAAATACTTTCTGCTCTTCAAGTCCTTTTATTATCTCTTCTTGTGCATTTATTTGATCCCTAAATATTTGTGCGTTACCCCCTGGAAGATCCGATAGTATCTCTTTATTTTTTGCTAATTTCTCATTTAGATTATCGATTGAAATTGATAGTTTTTTCGCGCTTGGATCTGATTCTTTGACTTTATCTTTCCAGTTTTCAAATTTACGATCAGTTCCATCCATTGCATCAGATAAGTTATCAAACCATCCAGTGAGTGTTGCAATGGAATTTTTTAAATCTTTGGCAATTACATTATCACCCTTCGTAATATTTAAAATGAACCTCTCCCAGGAAGAATCTAATATTTTTAACTTAGCGTCAAATGATTCTAATTGCGCCTTGGTTAACTCATCGAGCGTGCCTTTACTATTCTCTAATGCTTCTGTCAACTCATCAACTTTGACTCGATTATTAGCAAGAATAAGTCCTATGCCTGCCGCTTCAGCCCCGAATAGTCTACCAGCCTCGGCCAATATCACTTGTTCATTAGATGTCTTAGCTTGAGCTATATTTATTTTATCCAGAGCATCTTCAAGCGTCAATCCATCTTTTGCAAGTTTTAAAAATGATGTACTTGTTAACCGTCCTGCTGACGCTGCCTTTTTCCCATTATCAACTAATATACCCAATATTGCACCTGTTCTTTCAAGCGACACACCCGCAGCTCTTGCGGTTGGCGCAAGAAATCCGAGAGAATTTTTTATCTTTTCAAAATCTAACGCAGTTGATGTTCTCATCTTGGCAATTATATCTGCGAATCTACCTGCTTCAGATGATCCTTGTCCAAATGCGTTTAATGTAGAAACTAATAATTCTCCGGCCTCTTGGGAGGTGGATTTTAATGATATCGATAAATTATTGACAGGCTTTAAAAGGTTTTTTATCTCTGATTCAGTCTTTCCTAATGTGGCTAATGTGGTAGCAAGTTGCGCCACTTCTGTACTTGTTTTTGTTGAAGCACTCGCAACTTTTATAATAACATCTTCAAGTCCAGATATTTCTTCGCGCGTGCTTCCTAATATTGCAGCAAGCTCCACAGCCGCTTTGTCAAATTCTCTAATTCGTTTGAAAGCATCTGTTATGGTTCTGGCAAAAAGAGCAATGCCGCCAATAAACCCAAATGCTCCAATGAACATTTTTAATGACGATGTGGCTGATTTAAAAAGTGTGGGGTAATTACCTACATTACCCTGGAACTGCTTAGCTGCTTTGTTTGCTTTTTGCGATTTTGCCTCTAGCTTATCAAATGCCCTTTGTGCCTTATTGATTTCTGCTGTTGATGCCTTTTCAGATGCTATAAGATTTTTTAATGTTATTGCTGCCTTATCTCTGCTTTTTCTTAATCTATCGAACGCGCCCATAAGGCCCCTCGTTTCTCTAGCCTCTTCCTTTAATTTTTTATTGCGTTCAGTATTTTGGACTTTTAGCTCGGCTAATTGTTTTGCCTCATCTGATCTGCTTGCAATTAATTTACCTCTTACTGCTAAAATTTGCTGCTCTAGTTTTTGTAATTCCTGTTGAGATTTTAAAAGTTTTGAGTTTTCTTCTCTTACTTTTTTTGTAGATTTTGCTAATCCAATTGCGCCCTCAGATTGCTTCATCAGATCAATGAATTTCTCAACCTTATCCAATGCCACATCCATGTTTTTTGCAAATTCTAAAGGTGCCTTTATCGCGGACGCTTCAAATATATCAGTTCCTTTTATTTCGCCCATTTTCAGCTTTGATTATCTTGTTTAAATGGTTTTTCAATGCGACATACTTCGCAACAGTGATATTATCCTCTAAATTGCCATAGCCCTTTATTAGCCATGCAATTGCTTTATAAAATAGATTTTTTATGGGCTTTTGATTGACAGATCCGATTCCATCACATTCGGTACATTTTTGATTTTCATAAATTCCTGTTCCGTTGCATTTTAAACACTCATCAGGGTTGATTTTTCTTTTTACTTCGTCAATGTCATTTAGTATTGCCCGCGCCATTTGTGAGCATGTTTGTAAAGATTTCTCTGTAATGCAATTATCGATTATCTCAATTTTATACCCAAACATTGCCAAATCATCAATATATTGTTTATTATATCGATAATGCAAAGAATAAATCATTGCATTTATTATATCAAAAGTCGCCGCCAATTGGTGGATTTCCTTAAACGCGTCGAACTTTTCTAATATTTTGCCACTGCCTTCAATCTCTGAATATTCATGTAAAATAGATTCCCACAATTCGCTTAAGTCCTTTTTACACTCAATTCCTTCATAGTCATCTGTAATGATTAAATATTTATAATCACTCATTTCCATGACCTTGAAAAAGTTTTTCAGCGGCAAAGTGTCACACGTTTTGTAATATTTTGTCATCAAGATGTAATCTTAAGTCTTTGATGCTATCATTATCCATACCCTTACTTATCGCATATTTATATCCAATATTAGCCAATAATGAGGCGCATTCATGAGTATGATTATCAGTAGACTGCGAAAGCTTTTCAATATTTTTTATCCAGCTATTGTTTTCGCCTCCAACAGAAAACCCAAACCGTTTAAAGTTTTTACCTTTACGGAATCCGTCTAATTCTTTTAATAAATCAATCATAGTCCTAAAGCTTTTTTAGTTGAATCTTGAAGTATTGGCAGAACATTTTCACGAGCATACTTTTCAGTATTAGCTTTTGTCATTGAGCTAATACTTTGACCCCAATCTTTATGCAATTGTGCTGATTTGCTGTCTGATGATCCGGTAATTATATTATCACCTGAAACATTGTCAAAAAATCCATCATGAAATGCCCCTGTATTTTTTAGAGTAATTCTATCAATTGGCTGACCTAATGTTTTTTTAATGTCAATTGTAAAGGGAGCATACGGCAGCGGTAATTTACCGCCGTCGCCATCAATGCCCTTTGCGAATAATTGATCATCTGTAATAACATCTAAGGCAATTTCCTTTGTCTTCTCAAGCGCCTGGCTTCTTATCTTCGACCAATTCTTTGCCAACTGCCTTGACTTTTTTTGAAGTTCCCTTAATTTCCCCATCGTGCTTCTGTCCAGTTGCTTTTTCGAATTCTCTTACATAAGCCTTTTCCTTTGCGACGGGATTGTAACCTTTAAACAATCCCGGAAATGTCTTTTTGAAATCTTCAAATGACATTCCTTTTTTGCAGTTTATTCTCATTATGCTATTGTAATTGCAATTGAACCTGCACTTTCTACGAATTGAGTCGAGCTGGTCGGGGTAACTAAATCAAGGTCACCAGTTGTCAGCCCTGTTCCTGCTAATGCATATTGACCGGCTGGAAGTTCTGTTAATCCGGTGATTGTTCCGCCGGTGTATGAGAAGTCATCTTTTACTAATCCTCTTCGGGGCGATCCGTCATTATTATTAGTCACCGTAACGGTAATTAAAGTGGCTATTGACGCGCCTATCTCTAGCAAAGTAGCAGTACTTAATGATTTCACCTGAGAAAGAAATGTTTGAATGAAAATAAATCCATTACTATTCCATTCTACGGGGTCTTCAAACTTGATGAAAATAGGGCTTTTTGTAGTTTCCCCATCTGCAATAGTTTGATTTTCAACTGAAAACATTTGAGGCGTCAATCCTCCGTAAGTATTATCTACCGGATCAGGCTGTACACCCCCTATCAATGTGCTCATTAATTTTCCTTGATCATCAAATAAAATTATTCTATCCAATGACCCGTCGAATGAAACAAGATTTTTGTACACTTCTATGTTTTTAGCATACGTCAACCTGAATCCATATTTACCCTGGCTTGCTTTCCTGCTTCCGAAAGACGTTTCTTCATAAGCTGCCTCAGTTGGCGCTGCTTCAAAGTTGAATATTTTCGGGAACAGAACTACTGATTTATCTTTTATGGCAGTTGTCCAAAAAGACACATCATTTGCTTGTGCTGAAGTGAAAGTAAAGTTTTCATCAGCAATCATCATTTGATTAGGATTTTCAAGCACTCCTTTTGTGCATGTACTTTCTCCTATATTTAAGCGGTTTACCGCACATGAAAATGTTGTCATTTTTTTTAAATTTAATTTTTAATTACTGGTTCCGGATATGGATTTGATGTAACAGGATTATTCTGGCCGTTATTGCAATCGTAAATGTATTTTACACTTAACTCAATTTTGAAAGTGTGAAATGATTGCATATTGAAAGCTGTAATATTTTCTCTATAGAAATCTTCATACGCATCAATCCCACTCTTTAAATTTGCATTAGTTTTATCAATACTTACATTGCTTGTATCCCTTAAAACTTGCAATACATCAGCATGAACATTATCCTCTTGCCTGAAATCGTCACCAGGATGAATAGCGTCCAGATTTACAGAAAATATTATATTCAAATTCGTTTCCGGTTTGTCTAAAATATTTGACCGTTCATTATCTACATCGAAAAATACTAAGACATTTCGTTTGTCATCGAATAATACCTCTTTGTATTCTTTATTTTCAGCAAATATCTCAGGAATTACACGCAACGACCCGTCAATTTGCCGAACATTTCTAAATGCGCGACTGTAATAAATCTGATTAGAAACATCGTTCCATAGATTTTGAACAAAGTTATCTCTGATTAAAGAGATTGGTATGTCTACGCCTGTAATCATACTGTTGTACGCCTTACTCTGAAAGTATTTTTCTTCATCAGAAATTTGTCGAAAGTCCTATTGACGGACGTGGCCGCAATTTTCATTTCCCTCGTGTATTTTGCGGCAATTGTATTTAAGTCCAAGTTTAATACCTCAGTTGATAATAATTGCTGCGTAAATTGACTGCCGGCAATTATTCTCTCATCTCTGTTCGATCTGATATTCGCATTATGAATGATTGTTTTTGCGAAATCCAATTCCATTTGGACGCGTAAATACTTTGCAAAATCAATCAGATTATTAGTCAGATATAAATCGGAATCTAAATAAGCAGAGATATTAAAGTTCATCCCATTTCCTGCAGATGATTCAGAATATTCCGCACCTTCAGGGACTGTCCCGATGCCAGATAATGGATAACACACAAACCCATCATATTTGAACGGATCATTAAATGCATTATCACTTAATACTTCCTGGCTATTAATGGCAAAGATAAACCTGCCTTTCCCTGAAATGACATATCCAATATCCTCGAAATTCAACACTCCATTGTCTGGATTTAAAGTAAGTGTTGTAATCAATCGTCCTTGGTTGATTACAAACAAATCTTGTTGAATATCTGTATTTGCTTGCAGTGCAATTTGATTTATCCTGATTCTTACATAATCTGATCCTTTTGGCTCGAATGCCCACGCTGAGAAATCGCCTGATAATGTTCGCACTTGTTCGCCAACATTATATATAAATTGATTCTCGATGAGCATTCTATCTAAAGTTAATGCAGATCTGAAATTATCTTCTACCGTCCAGATAAAAGACTTTATTCGTAAAGACTCAAGATTAGTAGGCAGCCAAAACAGAGGTGTTGAATCCGGTTGATTGCCTTCGTTATCATCTTGCAAAGACTGATAAATAATACTATTATGTGTAATAATATCACTTTTACTTCTTGATGTATCGAATTCGCTATATGTTGTTCCTGTTACCCAATCAGGAAATGTAAACGATATGATAGGTAGAAATGAAAGTAAATTATTTACAGTTAAAATAGGATGAACACCCCGATTCCAGTATAAACCGGATTCAGGGGTTCCAACCAATTGACTATCTAAATCAATTGTATTAGTAAAGTCTTCTGCAAACGTTAGGATAGACATTGACTATGCTTGAGATGCCCAGATTCCAACGCCACCGACAATATACCATTCAGTCAATGCTACTGCACGTACCTTCACCCTATCGCCTTTATTTGATGTTGCTTTTGTGTTTACAAAATCTTTATCTATAGCGCCACCAGCCACAGAATCTGCGGCAGCATTCGCAATAGTACCGTTAAATGAATCTAATGCATTCGGGGCTAAGGTAATTAAATTATTACCATCCGCACCGGTGTTTATAAACTCAAATCCCATCCCTAAATTTTGAGTAGAAATCAGCGGTAACGTCTGAACAATAGCGTCTGTAGCAATTGCAAATGATTTACCTGAATCGCCAATGTCATAAGTTTTATTGGCGGTTATTGTTTCTACTATTTTTCCTCTTGGCTCAAATGCGGCAGAATCCCCACCGACACCTGAAACATCATATTTTAAACTCATCTCTTTTTTTAATTAACTAACTAAACCGGCAATTTTCACAATATCATTTTGGCGTGTTGACAAATCACTATTGAATCTAAACACAACGTAGAACCTATCCCACATTGCCATTTCTTCAAAATGTGTCATTGTCAAGTTTGAATCAGTCTTAGGACTAATTATAGAAGTTGCTTCTGTAGCTTCTTTATTCACGTATACATTTAACCTACTCTTTATAAAAGGCATTTCTGTATCCGTGATGCTCCATTCTTTGCCAGCAAACATTGTCCCGTCCCTGAAGTCCCAAGGGAAATTAGAAAATGTACCAATTCCGCCATCTCTAATCAAAAATCCTTTGAAATTATCAGAAGCAGGGCTAATCTGATTAGTTACATACCTTCTATCGAAAGGCAAAGCGGTTTGTGACCATAAAGTTTGTACCGCTTGAGCATCTCTATTTTTCAATGCCTCTACTTCGGAAACAAGAAGACCGCCTGGAGAAACAACTATACGATATTCACCAGGTAATTGATTTGCTATCATTAGCTCTTTCAGATAAGTAAACATTGTATCTTTCTGAGCTGATTTGTTAATGTTTAGCGTATCGGTGCCGCCATCAAACACAAAGGTTCCTTCGCCTTGAGAGACTTGAGTGGCAAAATTCAGTACTTGTGTTTTTTGCTGCTCTAAAACAGCTTCAATAGTATTATCTTTCTGCACAGCCATTGCCTGAAGTACATTGTTGATAATATTATTTCTGTAAAACTCCACATCCATTTGATTGTTTGCAAAGGCGGCAGGATATAGCCTGAATCCTGAGAAAATATCAAACGCAGTAAAGAAGTAATTATCAGTCTCACCTAAGTTGACGGGAATATTTGTGAACCCCGGAACTGTGGTTACTGTCACCTGTTGATCTTTTAGTACAGGTATTTGAGCGTTTTGCGACGCTGAAGATGTCGCTAATTTTTGTTGCACACTAGGCGGAATGTAATCTACAAAGGCCGTTGAATCTTTTGCGAGATCAACCATGCCATAATTCGCTATAAATTTCTCATTCGTCGCCTCAGTTGCTTGAAAGTCATTTAAGACCGTTACATCTAAGAATGCCATTATTTAAATTATACATTTTTTTAGGCTGGAATCTTTTCCAGTATTTTCTTATTATATTCAGCGAATTTTTCAGAATATTTAACATCAAATTGCTGAATTTTTAGAACTCCTGTGATATAGTCTTTTATAGCTTTCTGTCGTTCTTGTGCATTTGCATTTTCTGGAACATCAAAATCAAGGCCATCAATTTTAACTGGGAGTTTTAGTTTAACGCCTGGCCCAGTCTGCTGTCTGCCTTTTACTAATTCCTGAATTATTGCATTTTCTTTTACCAATTGAGATAGTTCAACTGTTTTATATTCATTCTCACGATCGATTGCAATTGCCTTTCGATCTTCACCGAGATGAATTTTATATTTTTTTAGCGTGCCACTTACAAAATCATTCCATTTTGCTTTAGCTTCATATTCGTTTATGTTATCCGCGAATTTTGGCTTCACATTTCCAAATGCTACTTGTTTTTTAGTCTCAATTAAATCGTTATTAGCAGTTTCGTAAAGATTTTTATAGTCACCCTTTACTAGTTCCGAATGATCTGCCTCTACTTTTTTAAGTCTATCAACTTCGTTTTTGGATTCGATCAATTCCAACTTAATTGCTTGATCCCCGGGTTCTGCTTTTAGCTTTTCTTCAAGCTCTTTTTCTTTCCTCTCTAAAGATGCCTTTGTTCCGCTAAAATAGCCGTCTGTACTTAAGAGTAAGTAGTCAGATATTTTAGTTCCGTTTTCGTGCTTAATTCCTGTTAGTTCTTCAAGTTTTTTAGTTGCCCCGTGTAAAATCTTTTCTGCATTTTCGTTGGCCGCTTCACTTGCTTTTGTGTCCGCTTCCTTTTTTACGTCGGCAATATATCCATCACCAACCTTGTTAATTACCTCAACCTGTCCTTCGGTTAATTTGTTTTCTTTAATAAAATCTTCTGTAATAAAATCCATAGTCTTTTATGATTCTGTTTAATTATACTAAACTGACCCCGACTGAATACGTAATTGAATCTGCGTCCGCATGGGTCATTAAAATTCTAAATTTTGATGGTAAAATATCATTTGCTACTAAATTCGCGGCAGGGATTAGTCCTGGATAAACTTTTAATATAGTCGTTCCGATGCCTGTTATGGCAGACCCAGTCAATAAAGTATAGTATTTTCCACTTACCGTGTCCCTGCCCTGAATTGTCGGCACCACTGAAGGGGTGTCAGTTATTGAAGTTGCGTCAATTATTACATGGCACCCTTTATGTTGTGAATTAGTTAAATCAGCACTATTTGTTACTGACCTTGCTTCTGATTCTCTTGCTTTTACGTTATAATTATTGCCCATAATTATTTTTTAAATTCAGGATCGATTTCTTTTATCTTCTCAATCAATTTATCATCGGTGGTTCTACCATCAAACTTAATGCCTGATTCTGCTGCTTTTGCCTCTAATGATTTTCTATCTTCTGATTTTTTATCAGAATCCTTAGTGCCATCCTTCGCATCAATTCTATCTAATAATGCTTCGTATTTTTTCTCAAGGGCATCATATTTTTTATCCGGAATTTCTTTCTTATATCCAGGGGCCAGCTCCTCCAGTATTTTATCGACTCGTTTTTGAGCTAAAACTATCTCTTTAGCTCCCAATGCCGTACATTCTCCTCCTGGATTTCTTTCTAAGACTTTTTCAATTTTAGGCGGCGTATCTTTGACGTAGCCAGAAACAGGAAGGTATGCAATGAATTTATTAAATGAATCTTCCCCGGTGAGCTTAATCACCCTGTCTCCTATCTTTGAAGTATGGTCACTTCCGATTGACTCAACTTTTCTAACCCTTAAGTGGTATATTTTAAGTGACATTTTCTTTTATAATTAAAATGATTAATTTATTTATCGCTTCTAATTTTTGCTCATTAGTCCCATCCGATTCCTTCCAGAATATTACAATATTACCATGTCTTTCCTCGAATAGGCCTATCCAATAATTAAACTGAAGCTGATATGGTAAATTTACATCCGTCACAGACTGGGTATCTCTTGCTATCTCAAAATCCTTATCTGAGCAATAAGGGATTAAATCATATAGTATTTTATTTCTAAATGACTGATCTATATTATTCTTGTGTCGATTTTGATTTATTCTGACTATGATATTTTTGCGCTCTAAAGTATTTGGCGCACTTTGTAAGTCTTCAAAAAGCTGCGTCTGGCTTTCTAGGAAGAAGTCTGTTCCGTAATGGATGAATACTTCATTTACTTTATCAGGGCCATATTTTAGCCCTAACATATTAGTGTCGCTTTTTGTTCTTATTCTGTTAAATGATTCCGCAAGTGATGTAAGTACATTATTCAATACCGATAGTGACTTTTCAATTTGGAATTTATTTTTGCTTTCTTCGTCACCCTCAACAACATCGCCTATTATCGTTGATTTAATTGACTTTTCAATTTCCTTAATCCGCGTAGAAAGATAATCTAGCGGCTCAATTGGCATATGGTGAAAAGCAATCCAATTGGTCACTACATCCATATTAATAAGCCCGTCGTTATTTCTTATGTCTTGTGGGTTTATTAGGTGAATTGTTCCTGGCTGAAGATCCCCAGTCCCCTTTCCTTCGTTTTGACTATGCACTTGAGCCTGTTGCGACCCCATCATAAAGTCAGAGCTTGGCTCTAATTCCGATCCTTTTTTATCGTCGCTGGCGTCGGCGTCGGCGTCGGTATCAATCCTAGATATTGTAGGAATAGGCCCGTTTGGCTCGGTCATTCGCTGTATTGTTTTCAGGAATACATATTCCTCTAGGTCGGGGCGAACATATGTGTATATTGATTCTCGCACAATTGAGCTGCCCTTGAACTTTCCTGGGGAAATAAAATTTGCAGGCGTCCGCCCTAAATCATGTGGTATTTCTTCGCCTACAAGATTATGATCCTCATCGAAGAATGCATATATTTTATTATCAATAAATAGAGACCCGTCTATTAATTTTTCGCCTCTGAATATTGATGCCTTAAAGGCTATTTTCTCAATTCCTGATTCAGAAGGTATTATTGATAAAACGTCTTTAATATCAACAAAAAAACGCTTCGGCATATTCTGGATAACAGGATCGAGATCCTCAATTAATATTGAATTATGGCGATAAAGAGTTTGGTTAAATATATCCTCGTTGAATTTCTTTATTTGAAGATCATCTTTAAAGTCTGATAATTCTTTTCCTATTACATCATATTTAAAGTCAGAATCCTCAGCATTGAAAACACGCCTTAGTTGCGGCTCTATGTTGTTGTGTATTAATTTTGCTGAAGGAAGTGGAAATCTAAGGTATCGGGCAAATGTTAAGGAGTTTTCGGCTTTAAAAATTAATTTGACCCAGTTTAAAAAATAATCGTTTGTTTGATATTTCCGTTCCGCCCACTCTTGTAAGTATGTATTATCTAATCTATCTTCTTGTAGTTGTGATTCTGTAAAATAGCTTAGTTGAGCCTCTTGCGTTGCTGCTTTTTGTATTTCGGACTTATTAAACCCTCGCTTTATGAAATGCTTGCTCAACTTTCACAATACAAAAATTAGATGTAGTCTTTTACATTCTTATTTATGCAAATATAGAAATAATTTGTTAATTCCTAATTATTAAATAAAAAAATCTCTCGATTAAAAGGGCTTGCTTTGTTGTATGGCTTTATAACAGATCAATGCATTTATGCAACTCTTTATTCCACTTGGCATCAGCCAAAGCATTGTGCTCATTGGACTGTTGTGGGTAGTCTGGGTGGTCACTCAATTCATCAAGAAAGACACCACTGTGTTTGATTGCTTGCTCTTTGGAGTTTTCATAATAAGATTTCTTCTTTTCATCGTACACATCATCTGAGGTCTGCTTTAAATCCCGGCAATACTTAGGAAACCCTTTTGGAAGATCAATCATCTTTCCAAATAACCAACAGAAGACCACCCAATCGTAATCTGCATAGTAGGCGTAGAATTGAATATTATCATCTTTTACCATTGTTGGAATTCCATGATTTACCGGATGCTTATACCCTGAGCAAAAATCAATAACCTCTTTAGCTATCTGAGTATTGGACTTACCATACTTTTTTAGAAGTCGCTTTAGGCTTCTATATGAAAAGAAATCTTTACACGGATCGGGTCCACCAGCAACATTTAGTTGTTCTCTCTTGTATTTATCTCCAAGTTCTTTTTTATGTAACTCTATCCAAATAGGATTTAATACATTTTCTCGTAACCAATATTCTTTTACGTCTTCAGTTGTAGAATTGCTTTCATCTAGCTTAACCCACTTTTTCTCCATCTGATAACTATTCCAAGCAGCTTTCAAATCAAAGTCTTTTGAGATAGCATAATACTCTCTATCATCTTCTGATACAATTCCAATAGAGATTAACTCAATGGTTCGGAATGGTTTTGAGGACAATGGCTTACGCTGGTATTCGTGAAATTCTGTGTCTAAATAGTAATTCATTTTCAGTCTTTATTTATAGTTTAATCAAATCATCTTTTTATAATTGATTAATAATCTCATCAGCTAAAGATATCACATTTTTTTGCAATAGCCTTATTATTTAATGAGCTGCCTTGATGTGCACTGACAAGTATTTGGCCTATATAGTATTCTCTTAGTGTCATTCCTGACTGCATGCGATGTCCGTTATCCTGTCCGTATCCTGCTTTTGGATCTGTATATGCAGATACTGGGAATGCTAGTTTATTTTTCATGATTATTTGTTCCATTTTATTTCCTCTATCCCTGAAGGATAAATTATTTTCCTTGAGGTTGTCTTATCTTCATCGCCACAAGTAAAACTTCCGGCCGTAAACCGATCATAATAATCTATTTGCCACCTACCGAAGAATAATTTTTTAATCAAACATACATGGTGATTGCCGAAGCATTTGGATTCATCTCTTACGCCTGATGGTTGAGGCCTGTAGTAAGTTCCATTTGCTTTTATGTATTCTAATTCCATTAATTACATTTTTAATAGTTCGACGTGATACCTTTGTCATATTTTCTTGGCCATTCTCTGGGAAATGCAATATCAAATGATGTCCCCCGATGATTGTAAAAAATATAATTAAGCATCTTGTCTGGTAGCTTTGAAATTACATATATTTGCCCTTGCCCTGTTAATATACATTTTATTGGACATGTAGCTATTGTGATTAATCCTATAATAGGGAACATTGGGATAGGCGAAACCCCTAATATTATCTTTAATACTCTTTATTATAAAATATTTCTAATGGTATAGCTTCTTTCATCTTATTTCCCCTTTTAAATCAAACCTACATATATTAATTTTATTCTTTGATTAAATAATCAGCACACTCTTTTGTTGAGACACCTGGATTACATAGCATATTGACAATAAATGAAGCAATTCCTAACGTATTTTTATATTCCAAGACAAAACATACTTTGTCAACATTAATACAACTAATCACCGTAGGGCATGGTTTTGTAGTCATGAATTTAGGTGCCGACACATCTGCCTGTAATCTTATTTGAGCTACATCACGCGCCAATTCTATCTTTTGAATAATATGTAAATACTCGTGATTATTCACCTAAACTTTTTACTATTAATATTCTTACTTTCTAAATTCAACAATACTATTAATTATTCCGGCATATTGTACACCTCATCGTTATGACTCATATTTTCTTCTTCACTTTCTTTTTGGTTTACTTTTATAAATTCAAACCGGCAAATATTGATTTTATTCTTTGATAGCCTAAATCCTTTCTCCTGCTTCTCTCTAATTACGTCACTGAAGATCACTAAGTAATTATTATAAAGCTCTGTTTTTCTAAGCTTCTCATTTTCCCAGGACCACAAAGTTTTTTCATTGACCCCAATAGTCCGGGCAATGAATGCTTTGCTACCTTCAAATACTTTGTTAGTCTTTTGGTTGATTGCTATCATTTAAAAAGTGCTTTTAGAAACTGTTTAATGCTATGTCCGGAATAATTACCACTATGCCAATCTGGCCTTGTTTGCATCGCTTGTCGCATTTTCTCACCAACTTCTCGCCTCCTTCTTTTATTTAGCTTTCGGCTTATTGGAGTCCTTACTTTCTGCTTTTCCATAATCAAAGTTACTCTTTATTACTTAATAAAGCTTACTTTTTTATATAATCTTTTCGTTTGCAAACTTTGGTAAATAGATATTCAAATAAAATAGCCTGCCATTCCTGGGTATCATAATTGATATCATTACCTCTGTTTTGATCTGATTCCCTTTGGTTGGTTTAATGCCATATGCCCATATCTTACCATGTCCCAAAAATGATTAAACTTATCTTCAGGTTGATTGATGGCAATTCCGTTAATGACTTTCATTTTATAATTTTCTTGTTCTTTCCTCGCGTGATGAACAAGGTGATTAATTATTATATTAATCGTCTTGCCCTTCATGTCTAAAAGCCAATACATAACTGACTTTGTTTTATGTATTTTATTAATCGACCACCCTAGTAGTCGAAGCCCCTTTACCATTTCTACGGTGCCTTTATTTTCTCCTGTGTATTTATCTGAACTATCCGCAATAGTAGGTAGTCTTTTATTCATTCCTATCTTGTCAGCATATGAATCTATATCTTCGGGGCGTTCTATTGGCTCATAGCAAAGCAATTCAGCATAAATATCTGTTCTCGTCTCTCCTACCCTGCCCATTGCAAGGGGGTCAATTACGAACCCAAAATCTATAGAATTTATGTAAGCAACGTCCGCTGGCCACTCATCAATGTACTTAACGTATTGAAATATAAGCCCTTCCGGAGCGGCCCTAATTCCCTCTCCGTATACTTTCCATCTATACTTATCCGCGGTGCCGTTCTTTATATTTTCCGGATGTGGCCGTCGGTCATCTTCATCCAAATGAAAGTCGTCAAAGTGCCAGGGGCAATAACTTTCTATTTCGCCTATAATTGACTTTTGTAAATGCGGATTATCCTTATAGGTCGAATGAGTAAAGAAAACATTTGGACGGCCTTCTAAATCAAAAGCCCAGTGAGTTGTAAATTTAGGATTCCAATCAAAAATAACCAATTTGCGGCACCTCATTATTATACCGGCAAGCCGTTCTTTTTTAGCGACTTCAAGAGTTTCGTTTACAAATATAATATCCGATGGGAATCCCTCCATATTTGACTCATCGTCAAGCCCTCGAAAAAATAGGTTATTACCAAAAATGTTCGTGTATGGTTTCTGACCTTCTGATCTGTACTCAAGATTAACCTCAATTACATTCATGCAATCTTTGAAATCTTTGAATGTGTAGTCTCTGCAATTGGTTAACGTGTCTCTTAAACAGTATATATCATTGTTTTTGTCTTTATTGTGATTACAAAATATGTACATCAAATGGAATACATCCCAGGTTTTTTGCGCACGAGATCCGCCCTCATTGCATATAGTTAAAACCTTCTCATTTTCAGGTGAGTAGTTATCCTCGTATATTTCACACATCTCTTCAAATATGCGTCCTGGCTTGAATTTATCTGGATTCAATTAACTTACATATTTTATTAGAATGACAGCAATCGCACAGATAGCAATCGCCTTACATATTAAAAACGCTTTGATTACAAATAATTTGCCGTCTAAATCTTTTTGCTTTATTTCATCAATTTGCTTAAGAACCTTCTCTATTTCGGCTCTATTCCCGGACTTTATTAATTCATTGATTGTCATTCGTTCAGCATTTTATCTTTACATTCTAAAACGTTGGGGTCGTTTGGTTCTGAGTTGATATAATGAAGGCACTCGCAATCACCAAAGAAATAGCCAGGGCCTAATCCTGAGTCATAAACTGATTGTATAAATTCCTTGTCTTTTTTACCTTGTTCAGTCATTTCTAAATTAATATCTTTTGATATGAATACTTCCTGTATTGAACCTACTGGAACCCTGCCAATCCAGCCTGTTTCATATTCTGTATCGGAATATTGATCATTTGCCGCATTTCTACAATCTTCATTTTCATACCCAATCACATACCTCCCGAACAATGTTTCTTCGTAAATAATGTTTGGGTCAACCGCTAAGCAATTAACCTCTTCCATTGCCTGATTCATATCCAATGCGGCTTTATAAGATTTACGAACTACTATAAAGGGGTTGCTAATGATTTTTCTTTCGATTCCCAATTTAGCCACATAAATACAAATTATGCAGATGATTATTGATATTATAAATCCTGTCATGATTAACTTTTACCTGAATATTTTTACCATTTGAATTGTGCTATTTATAACATCATTCAAATCCAAATTATATTTAGACGCGCTTACTACCGCTTCATTTAACATTGAACCTACCTTTTTCTCATTCATGTACATTTTTAATTTTTCATATTGATCGAATAATTTATAAAATTCATATTGTGATGTAGATGCTAATTCTATACACACTTGATGCTTAGTTTGAAGTGTGAACATCCTATCTATATTTAATGTTTCCGTTGGTTGATCAAAAACCTTTTTAATGGCTAAAGTTGTATTGTTTTGGATGTCTAATCTAGCGCGCCATCTCTTTCGCTTCTTTTTATCATAACTATTCAGAATTACTTTTAATGCTTCGATCTTTTCTTTATAAAGCTGTCGTTTTTCCCGTGATTCTTTACTGTTTTCATTGAAAAAGAATACCTTTTCAATGGCCTCGTGTAGTTCCTGTCTAAGTTCTTTCTTTTTCATGATTTTAATAGCTTGTTTTTGCTCATTTTCTGCTTGATGTTTTTTGTCTTCTATATTTTGCTTGATTTATCTCTTTTTCGTATTGTTCTTTATTTATGATTCAGTCATTTTAATTTGTTTCAACTCATATTTTAACTTTCTGATTTCGTTCGCAAGACATAATATTATTTCCAGCCTATCACATCCTTCATAAAATTGCCCGTCAATCTTTCCGTCTGTAGGAGTTCTTGAGTATAAAGAAATGATTTCGTCAAGATTGAATATACTTTCCCTGTCTTTTACTATTGACATATCCCTTAATCCCTTATCTCTCATGATTCAATTTCTTTGAATAGTGGTTCATCATCTTCTCCGTCATAACAGTAATAATTCAATAAGTCATCCATATCGGTTATCCGGATGAATTCCGTGTAGCCGCGATGTAACCCAATAATTGCCTCAAAATAATGCTTCTTTTGCCTCGTTGGAATAGTTGTCAAACTCAGTACCGGCCGGGATAATGACATCTCGCGTTAAAATGTACTTTTCGTCTTTCATGATTATTTATTCTATTATTTCAATCTCGGTCGTTATTGTTTTTCTAACTTTAATTAGTCTTGCTTTTGATAATTGATCATAATCCGGGTTACGTCCATTTGTATTTGTAGGATCATAAGTTTTGTCTGTTGGTTTTGTGCAAAATTCTGGATTGCTAATGTCTGCATTATCTAAATCTCCAAAGTCATTACAGGTATATTGCGCATCTCCATGTTGTTTCCCCCAATATTTACCATTATAATCAGCTACTACTCCCTCTATAATTTTTACTTTGCGTTTTACTTGTTTCATGATCTTTGATTAGTTATAGTTTTTTAGTATAAACCTCATTATTTCTTTGCCTAATCTTTGAATAGTTAAACTTTATCCGGTCTTTCAATTCCTAATTTGACTATGTAAAGACAAATAATGCATATGATAACTGATATTACAAATCCAGTCATGATGTGCTTTTAGTTTCATCGTCCTTGTATTTGCCTAAATCGATTTCCTTTTTGCCTTTGGCGCTGTTTATTGTGAGGTTTATTTGCTTGTTGTCGTTGATATCTCCGGAGTGTTGCACCTTGCTGTTGTCGCCTATTTTATTATGCTCGTTGATCAGAACAAACTTTGTCATTGCCGCGTTTAATTCGTCACCAACGCCGAACTTATACAGTTTTATTTCTTGTATTTTTTTTGCCCTGTCTATTAGTTTTGAAAACGACGTAAATTTGTTACACAAATATGATATCAATTCTGAATAATAATCATTTTCTAAAATTAAAAATTCTTCAAAAAAGATATGCTGGTCTTTCGAGTTCATCCATGATATCAGCTCTTTTCCAAGGTCTGCCGCTTTCTTTTCAGTCCATTTCTCTTCTGGTTGATATTCGGAACTAAATTGCTTACCGTCCTCTGGTTTTATATTTCCTTTTCCTCCTGGCATATCTGTATAAAGTCTCGTTTATCCTCCATTAATTCTTTCATTTCTGATATCCATTTTGATGTCCAATCAAATAGCTTTTGATCATTATCAATTATGTATTGCTCAATTCTTCCATTATATGAAAAATTACCCGACCCCTCAATTACATAGGCATTTGATTTAGTTTTCAATGCACTTATCTTTGCATGACTGTTTACAAATGTAATAGGAATATTGTTTTGCTTCAAATACTCAACTGCCTTGGATTTGATTTTGTGCCCTGCGTTCCTGATTGATGAAACAATTAAATCAATATTTTTTATCTTGCCCTCATTTTTCAATTCTACAATCACTTTTGCGGCTTCTTTGTTTATTGCAAATATGACTAAGATCATACTTTCAATTATTTCTGATTTAGCTATCAATTCAATGAATGCAATTGTATTGAATGACTTCATTGTAATTAATCGTAACTGTTCGCCCGGCTTTGGAATTCCTACCTCTTTTATGCTGTTGATGGTTTGAAAATTCTTTTCTTGGTACTTTTTGAATAGCTCGTCATTTATTTCAATGTTTCCATCTTCGTTTTTTTCTTCATTTGATTTAGAAAAGAAACCCTTTTTCATTTTCTTTTTCATTTCCTTTTTGATTTTAATACTTCGGTTTTGCAAATTCTGAAATTATCGTCATTGAATTCTATCAGCTTCTTTCTCCCAAAATGTTCATACAGAGAATTTTCCTTTACTCCTGTTTCGTTAGATAGCGCAACTACGCTGCTGGCATTGCCTGGCTCCTGTGTCTTTTTGTTTAGTATCCAGAACATTATACGATTTTTTTTATAAAAACATTATGTGTGCCGCCCTGCTGTGGTAGCAATTCCAATTTCGCGGTTTGTATCGCATCGAATAGCGGACTTTTGTTTGTGAACCAATTCTCTCCAAACGCATTTCTAAGAACTGACTTAATGTCCAAAGATTCCTTTGTATGCTTATTTTTATTTTGCCCCTTTATTGTTTCAATTATGCCGGTCATCGGCTTAATGAACGTAATGTAATCTAAATGCTCAATTAGGTTTTTTAACTGAACCACTCCCGCGTCAATATAGGTGATATTATATGTGTATATAATTCTACTCATTACGATACTAATTCAAATGGTAAACACTTATAATTAGCTGACCCCATATCTATTTGACCAAATCCGATATAATCATTAAGTTTTACTATTACTGCTCTGTTTCCTAAAAAATCCTGATTATCTCTTTCGTGAGAAACAAATTCAGAATTAAATGCTACGTAGTTCCCTTTTGTGTTGCTCGCGTGCCAGTTGTCAAACTTAACTTGCTTTAAGGCGCAGATTTCAATAGCATCCTCTAACGTGTAATCTTCATCAATCATTCTTTCGACTTCTGAAGTAATATCATAAGCACAAATGCCGTTAAATTGAACTTTATTAACTTGATCTTCGCTAGTAAATCCGGCTTCGTTTCTAGTTGATGTGAATCTTAATGCTATTATTGCTTTTGACATACACAAATATAACTCTTTATTTCGTATATCCTACTATGAAACAGAAATACTTTCATTATTTTGTATTTTTCTTTTCTTCCATCTTTAGATTTCTTTTTAATCTGATACTATGGTTGGTCCTAATTCAAATGATCTTGTTTATATTGGCTGACTTTCAACTGTCATCATCTGACTAGCTAATGAAAAGGCTTTCATTTGTGACATTGAAATCATTCTCCTTACTTGTTCTTTTTTTTCTGGTTTGCCTCTGTATTTTCTAAGATCAATTTTTTGTTGATTTCTTGATATGCTTCTTCGATTGATATTCCGGTCTTTTCAGCAAACTCCTCAAGTCTTAAAGTTAATTTGCTTAATTCGTGTGAGTATATCTTAAGATTCCTTATAACTTGATTAGTGACGATATCCTCTGATTTTATTTTTCCCATTTCTTAGATTAATACAATGCCTCAAGGTCAAACGCTGCTTTTCACCAGCCTGTCACTTGATATTATACAATTTTACTATCTTTAATCTTTTGCCTAGTTCCCGAATAGCTGATTCAATCCTTTTTAACTGCTTCTCGGATGGTGTGGCAATACCATTTGTGTATTTCCTTAATAGGCTTTCATTCATTCCTATTGACCGGGCAAATGCACTTACATTGATCTCCTGGAGGATATATGCTAACTTATTCATTGTCATTTCTTAGATTAATACAATGCCTCAAGGTCAAACGCTGCTTTTCACCAGCCTGTCACTTGATATTATACAATTATTTCTTAATAGATAAACTACATTCAATCCCAGATTCATACATTTTAGCTCGTATTGTTTGATTTGGGCATTTTATGTAAACAACTTAAGCTCATAATTCCGATCTCCTGAATAAGCCATGATAATTAATATCAGGCATTAAATCCATTTTAACCTCAAATATTCCTTTTCCTCTTTGAATCGTTATTTTTGAATCAGGATCAAACTCATAGCAATGTTTCATCATTTCATTACCTTTATCATCAGTAATGATCAATTCAAATGATTCGCCTGGTTTTACTTTAATGCTTTTCACTGAAATTTATCTTTAATAAAGTGTTCAATGCCTTCTTTATACCCTGTTTTATAATCATCGCTCAATAATGTATTGACGACTTTCAGTTTATCCTCTGTATATTTTTTTGCTATATCTTCAGATAGGCCAACAAACGGAATCCCAACGTCAGATATATGTACTTTTTTTAACTTTTCACTTGCCTCTCTCCATCCTATTGTTGCCTCTGGAAATTCATCGCAGTCAATTTGTATTGGCGTCAATGTGCCTCGCTCATCTTCGCCTATTAGGGCATTTCCATGAATAACTGTTTCTGCCATTCCAACTATTTTCATTCTCTGTCCTGATGAATGAATGTAAGATTTCCCTAATTCAAAGTTTTTTAATTCACTCATAATTTATCTACGTCAAAGTTAGTAATTTTTTAATGAACTTCGGTTTCACTCCGTATTGAGTGCAAACCCGGTTTATTCTTACTTCTGCGTCAGGGGTTGTCTTGCCTATTCCATGGAGTTGCGCACATGCAAGAGCTGTGTCCTCTGTTTTCTTTTTGTGAGTCATTCTTTAACTATGTCATAAGCATTTTCAAAATAATCAGGCTTAACCGGCCAACAATGCCTTCCAAGTTCTTTTGACTCTCCAAATACAATATAATCACCTATGCTTGCAATCTGTGTGCCTTCACCGCTTTCTGGTGTCTTTAATTGCATCCCTCTTAACCTTACAATTTCCTCGTACTCATCCCACCGATTTTCTGCCATTTTGCAATTCAATATTGGTTTACTAAAAACCTCTTCGTAAACTTCAGAGATGTTATTTTCTGTCAATTGAATAAACTCAACTACTACTGGTTTCTTTTGTGTTTTTTGCATAATTTCTAGTTTAAAATGATTTCATTACTTTTCGTTTATCCTTTTTTCTGATCTTTGCGAATGCGGTTGGAATTTCCGCACATGATTGAATGTTTTTGTTTGATTTGTGTCGCTTTTGGCGCTTTGTTAATTCGTTGTAACGGTATTTCTTCGGGAGCTTTGATTTCTTTAGTTTGACTTTCTGAACCTTGGCAGGTCTGAATGTTTTGTATCTGTGGTCCTGGGCCTGGACTTCGCTGAAGGAACAGAAAATAAATAGAAGTAGTGATAGTAGTATGTGTTTCATTTTAGTTAATCGTTTACTCTTTTTATATATCAGTTAAATAATTCTGTATGCCCATAAAATTCATGTGTAAAACTCACAAACTCACCATCTCTATTCATGAATGAGCTTACAGCATTGACGTATTTATATTTATCACGAATCGAATCCAGGTTATCAATTATTTCAAATGAAGCATTTAGAGGATCTGATATCGCAAATCTTCCTTTATGTGAAATAAGGGAAATAGCGTGAAGTCCAAATTCTAATCCGTCCCCGTTATGCACGAATAATATAAAACTCATGAAATGATTTGATATGTCAGGATTCGCGGTTATAAGGTGATTTAATACTTGCTTAAAATATCCGAATGGAATTTTTAGCCTCCATGACGCTGGCATTATGAGTGGCTCGATAGACCATTTATATCCTTCTAATTTTAGTATTTTATTCGCCTCATGGGTTCCGGTTGGCGCATAAGCTTCCTTATCTCCATAAGTATCAATTATAGACCTGTTACGCATGATATTAGCAAGGTTATGTATTCCGCATTGCCCAGATTTTGTTTGTATTTTATAATTTACCATTTACCATCTACTTTAAAATAAGCCGCCACTTATGCGGCGGCTTTTAAATCATATCTTGTTTTTGTAGCTCGTTTTTCTTCCCATCCTTTGCCAATTTATTCTGTAACCGGATAGAGCTTAGGGCATGACGCCCTTTAGGAATAACAGCCTTTCGATTTCCCAATGTATATAATCCTAATCTAAGGCTTTCGTTGTCGTCCGCATATTCCGGCTCCTTCCCCGGGATTCCAAATTTAAGAACAGGCATTACAAACTGATCGCTTTCGATAATTGGCGTAACCTGATCATAAATCGAACCAATGTAGTAAGGGGTATTGGCCATCAATCCATCGTCCTTATTTGTCACTCCCTTTTCTTCGCCCTGGGCATTTATGATTAAGCTTTCAATTTGCTTCTGTTCTTTGTTTAATTCTGATTCACTCCTATTGTGTGTGGAGGGGGCTATGCCGAATATCAGAACAAACAAATAATAGTATTTCATAAATCTTCAAAAGTTGCTTTCACTTTTAATATTTTCCCCTTTTCCTGATCAACCATTTCCCTTTGAAATTTGCCAGAAAGAATTTCGTTTTTTAGATCTTTCATTCCCTTGTCATAATGATCTTCAGTCATTGTAACAATCGCTGTTAGTTTTACTATTTTCATTTAGGCCGTTTTTAGAAATATTTGCTTCTTCTCCCTTGCTCGAATTTTCGGCAGGCAATTTATTTTTGATCTTGAATTGAGATGGGCTAATTGCTGTACTGGCTTTAGCCAACCATTTTTGATAGATTTTAATTCAGATTCTCCTTTCAATGCAAGAAGATTAAGTTCTTCAATAATCCTATCTATGTCATCACAGATGCCTTTGTGGTAATTATAAAAAATCATATCATTTAATTGATTGAATTCTTTTATTTATACTATCTAGTTCGCTCATGCCCTCCCTTAGATCTTTAAGTAACATTTGCGTATAGTCACTTCTGGCCTCAATAATTTTCATTTCGATTTTCACCGTCTCATTAAAATGTCTGGTTTGCATTTCTGCCCATGCTGCAAAGCATATAAATGGTGACATAATGAGTATGATATCCAATGTAAATAGTGCTTTTTTCATTAGTAATATTATTATCCTAATTCGTCTTCGCCTTTCATTGTATATGTTGCTTTCATTTGTATGTCAAAAATAATATCATCATCATTCATCCCTTGGTTTAATTCTTCATCCATTGCTTTTTGCTTTGTTGTCTTGCGCGTTGCTCTGTATTTCATTACGCTACTTTTAGAAATATCTGCTTCTTTTCCCTTATTCTATTCCTGCGGAGATTGAAATTAATTTTTGACCGGATGAATGGTATTAATTGCTTATGAGGTTTTTGCCATCCATTGCTTATGTATTTCAATTTAAAATCCTCTTCCTTTTGTAGGTCAGCAATGAATATATCTAATTCTACAGCAAGGTTATCATAATCACCTCTTAGAAAATTGCTTTTAGCTATCATTTAATTATCGTGGAGTTTTAATTCTTATTGATTGGAATCTTCTTTGAAATCTGCTTAAATGTTTTGAATTTTTCAATAGGTTGCAATTCCTTAGCCCTAATAGCGATGGCTTGTAATTGAAATAATGCCTGTTTTTATGAAATATTCTTTGTTTAGTTCGGTAATTTTATTTCTATTTGATTCAAGTCGTTGTAATAATTCGTCCTGATAAGCGTTTGCAGAATTTATTTTATTGCTAATTCCATGCAGATCAACGCTTGTATCGTAAAGTTCTGTTTCAAGAACTTTTAAGCTTTCTGTTAATTCATTTTTGTCTTTCATAATTACTATCCTCGTTTCTTATTAATGCTTTTTAAATATTTTTCTATAATACTGATATCCGCTGAATATTCCGTGTATTCTTTCTTATACCATTTATAAAAATCATATAGCAATTCTTTCTTGTCTGCTTCCAGTTTATCGCAAATTCCTCTCCTGTCTTTAAGCGCCTGATTCAAATATTTATTATTGGCTTCCAATTCATCCCAATCCTCTGAAGTTTTGCCAGTATCGAAATATTCACCCCCAGCCCTTCCGTATAATTTGCCTTTGTAATTCATGATTTATTTAGTTTTCAGGCACATTCTCAACTTCTCCATGTGTATCAAGCAAAGGCTCAATCTCTTCATTTAGATCATACCCCTTTTCAATTAGCACTACTGCATTATGAACCTGTTCTTTTGCAATCATTGCCCCAATTCCTCCATTCTGTTGAAGGTTGTAGTCTGCATTTTGTAAAGCCTCTAAAATTGTTACTGCCATAATTAGTTTAATTTAAGATCGTTTCTTGTTTAAATTGATACTTATTCCTACTTGATTCCCGGATATTCTTAATTGAGTTCTGCCTTGGATCCACATTGGGACGCCTATTATCTCGAATGTTATTCCGACCAACGTCATTCCGGCGCCAATAAAAAACTCCTTTTGATTCATGACATCCACATGCCCGGTGGCATCTTCCTGGATAATATTACTCACCCATTTTCCAAGCACTAACACGCCTATGCTTGTGAATATGATACCATCGCCAGTTAGGACCATTCCTATATCACGCTGTTTTTTAGCGTTGTATGGTTTGTACTGAGCTATTGAATTAAAAGAGGTGGCTGTCAGTAATAGAATAAGTGTTAATGTTTTCATAACCCCTTCAGTGCTTTATTTGAAATTTGATTTATCGCTTTTACAAGTGGTAATCTTGCGTCATCGGATACAGCTACAATTGTTTCAAGAGCTTTAGTCAGTGTTTTATTTTCAGCCTCGATCTGGTCTATATGTTTATCTATATCTGAAATATACCCTGATGGATTAAATCTAATACATTCAAAATCATTTGAAAGTTTGTATTTTACGTCACTTATATTTGGTCTTTTCATTTTTCTATGAGCTCTTTTAGTTCTTCAATAGTTCCCTTGACATCGAATCCTGTCCAATTGTTAAGAATTTTATCAAGGACATCATGAATCTCTTTTAATTCAGATTCTAATTCTTCATAATCAGAATACAAAACATAATTGCCCACATTATCTGTTATCATTGCCTTGCTATATGGCCGGGCAATTGGATCAAATCTTTTCATATCAGTTCTTTTAATTCAAATCACACTCTTCTATCAGGTCTTGCAAATTCATTATTTTTGATGCGATTTGTTTTGGCAAATACTTAATCATCTCCTTTTTTCGCTTTCCTCCAACCATACTGCCCTCTTCAATAAAAGCATCTGTCATCGATAGAATTCCAAATAACTCGTTTCTAATCTCTCGTTTTGTTAATATTCTGTTGTTTTCCATAATACAATTTGCTTTTCGGGTTACATCTGTCCCGCAAGTGCTTTTAATCCCTAAACAGATTCGTAAGTAATTGATTTAACTTCCTTCATTTCCATAAATTCAAGCGTAACGTAACAATCCTCAAATCCTTGCCCTTCAGAAAACATATTAGTAATATGACGGACTCCAAGCAGTCCACCACACGTTTTATAAACTGATATTGATGTCTCATACCACCTGTGTGTATCTATATCTAATCCGTGTTTTATTTCTTTACAATCATTTTCCAGATATGGCTTATAAATCTCTTCAAAAGGTATGTTTTCATGCCAATCACCACAAGTTTGTATGATGTCTAATTTTTGAAGTCTTGATAATAGGTCTTTAAACTCTTCCATTATTATTATTTTAAAATGTTAGTTAATTCTTTTTGAGGTTTTAAAATATCATCAGTAATACTAAATAGTATTAATTGATTAGGATCGTCGCCTTTATCGTCTGGGTCTGGATAATTATACCATTCATCATAATAATCATCTGCTTTGTCTTCGCAATTAGGGCACCAATTACAACCCATAGAAACCGCATTATCTGGAGCTTTTTTGTCTCTTTTAACTTCATGAATTTCTCCGCATGTATCGCAATTGATTTTAATTGTCATTGCTTTATCTTTAGTTCTTCGTGATGATTCAACGCCGCGTAAGTATTTTGAAACACATGAACAGCGTCACATTTTATTATGAAGAAATGATCTGCCATGCTATTTACTCCCCAAAATAGACAATTACCTGATTTGTCCATGTGACAATATATTTCAAAGTCATTTCTAATTGAGAAAATATAATATGTACTTGTTTTGGTTTTAACTTCCCTTTTTGGTAGTTGAAATTTGATTAACCATTCATCAGTCAATTCAACCGGATCAATATTATTCCAACCAACTACACCTATTCCGAATTCATCAGTATCTAGGGTTGGGAATTCGTATGCAATAGTGTGTATGCGGAATATTCTATCATCGTATTTAAAAAGGTTTCCACGGCGTACTTCATTTGCACTTATCATAATTCAATTTTTATTTATCAATGATCTTTTTGAAGTTCTTTTTTAAAGTTGTTACAAACATCTAAAATGTAATCCATCTGATCGTTTTCATTTTCAAATTCTACTTTTACATCATCATTTCCATCTAATGCCCTTTTTAATACACTCACAAAATAATCAACTTTAATACCTGTTTTTGGTACAGTTAAATTATTAACTACTTCTGTTGCCCACGCTGTCATGACTAATTTACACTCACCTTTATCCACGGGAGTTAATCTTTTTGCGCCTTCAGTAATTCCAATCACATCATGTATTATTTGATCTTGTGTTTTCATTTCAATTGTTTCATTTACTGTAAGTTACAACATTTTTCAATCAAATTTTAATAATTCAAGCTCTAATTCTTCGCTTTTTAAACCTAATATTTTGAGACAAACATCGAAAACAGCACTGTAAAGTTTTTCGAATTCCAGGTCATCCATTTTGGTGAACTTTATCGTTACGGACTCTTTCTGTTTAGCGCCGTCAATAAGGTTTATCCAGTAATAATATCCTGCTTGAATTTGAACTAGCTTTCTAAATAGATCTATATTTGGGCAGAGATCTTGATTTTCAAATGTCAATTTTAACATTACAAAATATTTTGCTGTGAATTTAAGATTTCGTTTAATGGTATGCTCAAGCTCTACGAGTTCACCAACTTTATACCTCTTGAATATCTTCTTTGCCTCAACGTCTACAGGCTCCCATGCGGAGTACGTGCGCTTATACAGGCCTTTCATCTATAAGTAACATAAATCCAAAATCTTTCTAACCCATTTTTTTCGACTATTTGTATATTAATGATCTTTGCATGATCGGAAATATATTCTTCTATGGTATCGTTCAGCAATTCCTCTTGCTCGGATATATCCGATTTTGTCCAAGTTTCGCTTTTTATTATCTTTACTTCGTTCATCATTTCACTTCCTCTTTTATATCCCCATCCTCCCTGGGAAATTCCCCAGGAATCAGAGGCTCTTTGTTAAATTCTACTTTCCGTTTCTTATGGCAAACAACTTCTTTGCCGTCAACTTCAGAATGGCACTCAAATCCGATTACTTCTAAAGTTCCGTTTATGATTCGTTTTATTTTGTATTGCTTCATGATTCTAAAAGTTCTTTATTTTGATGAATGCTTCCAATTACTACTTTTTCGTCATTTTTTAGGAAAGTATGTAAATCCATATAAACGTATTCCTGATGATCAGGATAGAATGTTTTTATTTTGAAACCTCCAAACCTAAAAACCACTTCCCCAATATTTATTTTTAGTTCCTTTTTGAAATTCATTGCCTCAAATCCGTTTGGTACATTTGAATAAACAACCTCAAATAGATCGCTTTCATAAACTTCTTTTCCTATTCCGTTCTTATCTTTTAGTCCGGTGAATTGCATTATTGGGTTCCCAAAAGTTGAAAAAGTAAATGGGGATGGATTAAAATTATATTGCATTTCTCCACCATTCCATGCTCTGAATTTTATATCTCTCATGATTTCGTGTTTATGGCTTTCCAATACTCTTTATTTTTAGGCACAAGTACTGAGGCTAAAATAATGCCTGTAGTTAAAATGTCTCCGTTTGTAATAAATACCTGGATGTCATTTATCCATGGCGCCCTAATCATACGAAAGATTTTTCCTCCTGATCTTCCAAATCGATCACGCCACCAGGGGACACGTTCGCCAATTCTAAAACCCAATTCTTTTTTTGACCTGGTCATGTTTCTATTTAGTTAATTATTATTTGCTCCAATAACAGCTTCGATGCTGCGATCTATTCGAAATTGTAGGATCATGACCAATATCAATATTGGAGTTTCATCGATTATCACATTGTTTGCTTACCCCGTCGGGATGCGTGGAATTTGAACGATTGTTTTTCCAATGACTTTAATTACTTGAATTACTTGATTTGAATAAAAAACCGCAGAAAAGATTCAATCCTAACGCCTGCCAGAAGCTTATTTCAGGAAGCCCAAATATTTCAGGCATTAACTCATTCCATAATAGCATTACTGGCCACGCCACCAAAAATGAAAGCCCAACAATTAATGCAATAACTCCTAAAATTTTAATTACAATTTCCATAATCTGTTTTTGTATGTGAATAAATATTTACTTCTCTATTGCTTGCTCAGATTCTATCAATCCGAATAAATCGCAATGTAAACTCAATGCTTTTTCAAATCTCGCAAAGGGTAATTCTAAAGGATGGTGCATTACTATTTTAAACCACTGCGCCGCATTTTCTACACTATCAAACGATTCTACCTGATTCTCATATGTGAACTCAGATAGCTCATCAACTGCAGTTACGAGAGGGTGTAATATCGGAAACACATCTTCAATAAAACTCCATTTATCTTTTTCAAATGTTGCTATTTTAACACCCTCAGAATCTATCTCAATACCTTGTAACTGAAATTCAATAGGATTATTATTTGTATCAAACTTGCCCATTAATTGACATTTCAACTTATAAGGCAAATAATAGTGAAGTACGTCTTTGAGTTCTTTCATTTCTTATGATCTTCAATTTCAATCAATTCATTGCTTTGCTGATTGATTATTTCGTTAAGTAATTGATTCCTATTTTTGAGAGAAACTCTAAATACACCAGATATATTAATTTGCGAATCTTGGAGTATTACCACTAATGTTTGTAATTGCTTTTCAGTGATTTTCATTTCTTTATTTTTAAAACCAAAACATTAAGGTTTACTATACTTAAATCTCTCCTTACAACGGCTTGAGCTTTTTCGTTACATTTCTAAGTCCCAGGATTAGCAACGCTTTTACTGACAATATCCACTTTGCGAGTGAATGAGCCTTAATGTTTATACATGTTTTTGCCTGCTATCATCCTCTTGCAAATCGTTCCCTATTTGCCAATCCTCTTGAGGCTTATTATATCTTTAAAAGAATGGCGGCTAAGACCTGCAAATGTGGCATACTCCATCAATCATACCATCGGTACATTGACGATTTTTACATTCAGTACATTTTGATTTCGGCCCGTGTACTATTTCGCCGTAGCTTAAATTAAATTTCCAGTCTATAAATATTTTTTTTACTTTCCATTATTTTTCATTTCTTTACTTTCCTATTCTCAATCAAATGCGCTTCCAATAAGCTTCATTAACGGATCGTGTATTTCTCTCCATGCTTGCATTTTTTCAGTCGGGATATCACATTCGTGAATTGATTTGATCATAATTACAGGGAGGGGAGTTCTTAATGCAATAGACAGTTGTAATAAAAATTCAATCGAGGGAACTTTAAAATCATTCTCTATCTGCGAAAGATACGTTTGGCTACTTCCTATTTTTTCAGCAAGTTGCGCCTGAGTCATATTCTGACTCCTCCTAATATCGTGTATAGTTTTTCCTAAATTCATAACGCTAAATTAATACTTTATTAACTACCACGCAATATTATTTTTCATTTATTTTTCTCTCCTGAGAATTGACAGAAGAATAGTTCTTTCGCTGTTTATGTTTGCTTCCTGGATTTCAGCTTTTTTGACTATCAATATTTTATTGTCAAAATAAATAAGCAATCCCCATTTTTTTGGCAGGTCATCAATATTAATTATTCCAGGCTCACAACAATAATACCTTAATTCACCTACTCCCAATTCGGGGAACTTTCTAAACTTCTTTTTTCTGTCTTTTAAAAAATCTGACCTTGATACTTTAACTTCAATTAATACAGACGCATGAGAACACCAACCTATTATATCCGGTATTTCGCCAAATGTTGTAGCTGTCTTTAACTCAGTAGTGATCGTAGGGCAGTTAGGTACAATTATATTTTCATCGTGCTTATTTAACCATTTTGATGCTTTTGACGTAAGTTCAGTATGTGTCATTTCATTTCTACTTTAACAGACTGTCCTAAGTAATCAAATTCAAATGTATATTCAGTGGAATTTTTCGCAGTACTTGAGGTTCCGAAGTTTCTCCATTGCCCTTTTATGGATAGTGCCTGCATCTCCTTTATGAGTTCTTCGAAGATTAGATCTTTTTTTGTTGCTTTGAATTTATTCATACCTTTTTTGTTTAGCTCAACAATATGGCTTAATTAGAGTTAGCAATATTTTTAATGCACTCAAATAAATCAACTCTTTTGTAAAATGTCGCACTTTTTTCCGAAAAGCAAATAGTTTCCGGAGTAGGTAGTCCAGCAAATGGTTTATATAGAAAGTCATCATTGAAAACAACTTTAAAACTAACACATAGACTCAATAATTCTGCAAATCTTATGCTAACTACTTTACATTCATATTTTTGCTCTATCTCTTTAGAAATTAAATCAAGCATGTGATTATCAAATTCATTCATGATTATAATCCGTTTAGCTGTTTAAGGATTTCCTGATCTACTTTCCTAAACTCCATTTCCTCAAGGTTAATACATTCCTGCTTGAAGGGTATTTTATAAATATGACCCCCTCCGGCAATTATAGGGTAAGACTTACTTTTTAAGGTATTGTAGATAAATCCTTTTACCTCGCATATCTCCTTGAGACCTCCCCATGTTTCCAGGAACCCAGGGCCGATAAATACTATTATGTTTTTTCGCTCACTCATTGTATTGGTATTATTACCGGAAAAATCTTTTATCTTTTTTGTATGATTCATACGCCTCTATATTGACATAAATTGCATCTTCGTTACCGGACATAAAAGTGAAGTCTTTTGTCTTTCCGCCTGATTTATAAGAGGCTGTCTTTGTCCAGATATACTCACCTCCATTGTTCACATAAAAACTATCACAATATTTTTTCCCATTTACCATCGCCCTTACTTTATAGCCATGAGCTTTGTCAATAATTTCAAACGAGTCAGCTTTCACAAAATCGCCTTTAATAACCTTAGTCGGTTTGTCCATAAATTTCTTTGCACAAGAATATCCGTATGGTTTTCCTTTCACGAATACGGGTTCTGAAATCTCAACCAGGCAACAGGAACATAATGTCATAATCACTTGTTTTAATTTATATGTAAATATACTAAACATATATATTAGAAACAAGAACTTTATTAAGTATTATTATGTTTATCTGTAAATATTTCCTGATCTACTATCCAAATACCCTTCCTTATAAGCGAACTCTGGATTATTATGAATTTCAACGTGACAATTAAAACAACATGCTAACCAGTGCTCTTTATCGAATAGTAATTTTATACCGGCAAAATATTTCTTATCTGAAGCGTACCCTTCGCGCCCCCTCATGTGATGAACAAGGCTTGCACATTCACCACACCCACACGCACAGCGCTTGCCTTTAATCCACGCTTTAGAGTCTTTGTTATACTTTACCTTATCAGTGACTTTCTTTTCGGCCACGGGCTTAATATTGTCCTGTTTGCTTTTTGTCCTTTTGAGGGGTTTTGGTTGCGGATTGAATTTCATGATTTATTCCTTATTAATTCTTGGATTTTTCCGTTAGACCGTATTAGCTCTGCATTATACGTTTTATCGGCCTTGCACGTTTCTTTAAAATCATCTGAAACATTGAATAGCTTGTTAATCAGATCCCACTCATGGAACGTGAATGCCCCTTTGCGCTCTATCAATATCGTCTTTAAAAAATGCAGCTTATTGCAAATTGATATAGCCGACGACATGGTCCATTTTTGTCTTTTGTATGTCATAGCTTTCTGTGCTTAAGATAAACCGCAATTACCGTGACTGCAAACATTATTCGAAGCGGTATCCAGGTTTGTAAAATTACTGTTAAACCTGCCCCAATTGACAACATCACTACAATAAAATAGGGAGTGAATGAATAATATTTGAATATCATAGCCTTATTTATTTATCATCCCAATTTCCATGAGGAATGTCCATTAAATCCAAATGAGTGTCTTTAAATTCAATATATCGAATTGGAAATTTGCCGCCCAATAATTCTGGCTTTATTTTCAAATAAATTACCCAGAAAAAAATATATAATCGAATTGAGGTGGTTATGTAGTACGGCCTTGTATTAATGAACTCCCTCGTCATTGATTCGGAATATTTATTATAATTCTTTCCGGCGCATTCCCATATAGCATTATAAAAGTCCGTTTGTCGATCGGTAAGAGGTTTCATTTTAATGTGACTTAAAATTATATATTGGCTTAATGATATCTATAATATCAACAGTATCACCAATTAAATCAATAATTTCATTCATTGGCTTATAGGCATCCGGTGCCTCATCTAATGTTTCGGTAAGTACAGAAGTAGAATAGATATCCTTCATTTGATCCTTAAAAGTATCTAAATCTAAATTTTTATGCGCTTGCCTTCGTCCCATTAAACGCCCTGCTCCATGTGGTGCTGAGTAATTCCAGTCTGCATTCCCTTTACCTTTTGCAATAATTGACCCGTCACGCATATTAATCGGTATTAATAAAACCTCGCCTTCTTCAGCTGATACAGCGCCTTTTCTCATCATCATTCTATCAAAGTCAATATAGTTGTGTATTGTCTCAAAATTAGTAATAGCACACAATCCAGCTTTTCTTAAAATAATTTCAGCTATAGTTTTTCGGTTTAATGAAGCGTATTTCTGCATCAATTCCATATCGTGCATGTAATTATCAAAATCACCGCCAATTAGGTATGCTAAATCATTATTAATTACTGGCCTTTTAAGCTTATTCAACTTTTTGCCAATTTCTTTTTGCCTACCTTCTTTTTTTAATCGCTCAATCAATTCTTTGCGCTCTCTTGAGTTATCGGTTAAATTATCAATTGCAATGTTTTGATAATATTTCGCAACTTGTCCCCCGATGTTTCGAGATCCCGAATGGATGACTAAAAATAATTCACCTTTTGAGTTTTTTCCAACTTCAATAAAATGATTTCCACCGCCTAAAGAACCAAGTGATAATTTTGCACGGTCTATATTCAAGGTTTTTGCAAAAAGTTTATCAAATTCAAATTCTGCCTTTTGCTTAGTGTGGATATTGAAACCGTTAGGTATATATTTATTAATAATAGCATCTAGTTTCTGTAAATCAATTTCATCATCAGCCAACATCACAGTAAGCATCCCACAACCAATATCAACTCCAACTAAATTAGGCGTAATTTTATCTTTAATCTCCATTGTTGTGCCAATTGTACACCCTGCCCCCGCGTGGCAATCAGGCATAATTCTAATCTTGGAATCTTTATAAGGATCAAATTCACCAAGTTCTTTGATTTGTCGCATCGCTGTATCCTCAATAGTCTTAGCGTATACTTTAATAATATTTCCGTTTTTTGTCTTTATTAATTCCATAATTTTCAGTGTTTATTTATAGTTTAATTGCTTTTAATTGATCTTCAATTCCTAATCCTTCCAAACTTTTGAATATCTCAATGAACTTTTTGTATTTCGATTGACTTAATTCCGGCGTACTTAATTTTGATCTAAGATCCCGGAGGTGTTTTGCCTCAACTTCGTTCATTCTGCTTTCTTCATCTTCTGAAATATCAATTAATCCAAGTTTTCTGAACCAATCCCAAAATACTACATAGTATCTCTTTATGTTTCCGTCAACTTCGCCGTGTTCCATGTAGAAATTATAATACTTCATGAATACTTCTATCAGTTCCGTTCTTGTGGCTTGCCTGTTGGCTTGTTTTTGTTCTTCTGTTATATCAGGTACATTTGATACTTTGTAAGCTTCAGCGCCTTTAATACGCTCGTTTACTTTTTGCTTCATTAATCCGGTAAACCATCTATAAAATGTCTGAGCATCCAGGATGTAATTTTCTCCAAATTGACCCATCATGCCGCGATCAATTGCCGGTTTTATATCGTCAATTGTAATATTATGATTGTAGTATATTACGCTTTTGAATTCTTTTATTACGGCATCAGGGATTGATTGAGATTTTGTATGTACCGCATTCCATCGATTAATTAATGATACAATATTTTCTTTAATGAAATTATAATGTTCGGTTCCTTCTTTGAGGTGTTGGTATGCCTGATTCATAAGTTAACTGAATTTATATCTACTACTTTATTTTCTTGATTGGTTTTATTTTCGATTTTTTGCCAATTTTTTAATCGGTTTTGAATTCCAAAAGGTTCAGTTGCTTGATATAAAAATAATTTGGTATGTTCATCAATAGCAGTCCAGTGTTTAATAAATTTCTCAGCTACTTCAATTTTTATTCCTTGCTCATTTGCTTCCTTTAAAACATTATTTCTAAATCCAACTAAAGCCGGGTGTGTGTTCTTGTTTATCACACTCTCAATACCATTACCATTTACATTATCAGTACCATTAACAGTATCACTCTCTTTATCGGGTTCTTTGGGTTCTTTTGGGTTCCCTAATAACCCATTGGGTTCTTTGGGTTTCTTTGGCCTTCCTCCCTTTCCACCATTTATCCTATTACGATCGCAAATGTTTTCATACTTTTTTAGATCCCTTTTTAATGACTGTTGGATCTGAATAAACAATATTTTTATTAGTTTGTCATCTGTTTTAGGATCACGATCTCTAACATAATCAAATAAATGCTTTACAAGTTTTCCGGCTTCTTTATCCTCTAATTCGTCAAAGATTTCGCCCCAATCACAATAAGCAATAAATGATTTTTTACCTTCAGCCATCTATCTAAAGTTTAAGTATAGATTGCTTTAAAAAATGAAAGCCGGCCCCGGAGTGATCCAGTGGCACGGCTTTAAAGAAAGTCTTATATACGGTATTTCTGTATTGTAAATTCATTATCTTTAAAGCATTACAATATTACTAAATTATCTAATCAATTCAAAGGATTGTTTAAGAATATTTACTGAAATGTCCTAAATAACAGACTCTTTCAATATCAATAAACCCATTGCATAAAATACTTCTAATTACAGGTGAGTTGGATTTATGAAGCGGTTTGAGTGTGCTTTTTACTTGCCTTTCACTAAGTATTGTAGATTGATTAGGAAATCCAAGCTGTACATGATAATTAAATAATATTTCCCCTGAATACTCTTTCCTGTAGTTTACCTTTATCTCATACCAATGATATAGGCTTAGTTTTATATTTAACCAGCGTTTTATTTTTCGGATTAGTTTCATATTACAATATTTAATTATTTTACTTATCAGCGTATAGAATAAATCATTTCTTACCTTCAGCCATTATTTATTATTTTCTAAATACTCATCAATCAATTCCTTTACATTGATCTTTGAAAGAAATCCATATCGTGAATTAACCTCTTTTTCAATGGCCTTGCCGAGTTTTCTTATTGCTGTTTTTGTATTCCCAATAGTGTATATTGTTCCAAAAACTCCATTAGGAAAATATGTTTCATTTGTTTTTATAGAAACTATGCAATCTTCTAAATACGTATAAAATCTCTCTTTCCTGTAATCTATTTTTTTACGATCTAGCAGGGTAATCCAAGTGTCGTCTAAAGCAATCTTGTGGTATGTCTGGTAAACTATCTTGAGGTTTTCAATATAAATGCCCTCTTTATATAAACTGGTTGTATCATTTTTATCTGAATCAGCCCTAATATTTATTTCAATATGATTAACCACTTGACCAATTTTAGTATTTAATTTATATTTTTCCATATTACAATGTTTAAAGTTGATCCAGCGACGGGAATCGAACCCGTATACCGCAGAATGGACCAGCCATAGTACAGGTGTCGAAACCTGGCTTCCTCGTGCTCTACCAATTGAGCTACACCGGATTGAATACTACTTCTCTGAAAATGTAATTAATTCAGCGGGTACACTCCTTTTGCTTTGGCTTGTAATCCTTAATTGAGTGTTTACAGTTCTCAATATTTCTCTGGATTGACAGGCAATTGCGTCGGCTTCTGCTGGCTGAATTTTATTGTCTTTCAGATCATTAAGAGTTCCCCAAAGGGCTTCTTTCAAGTTTACTGCTGTTAATTCTTTCATAGTTCCTTTTTCTTTTTTGATTTTTATTAGTTAAACATAATTGTAATTTAACCTCTCGGTTATCAATGAATTTATCTATGTCCTGAAGGTGAATAAATGATTCCCAAAATTCACCATACTTCTTTTTAGCTCTGAATTCACGATCGTATTTCTTTTTCTTAGCCTTATATTTATCTGTACTCAAGTATTTCAAATGGGCCTCGTATTTTGCTTTACGCCTTTCCTTATACTTTTCTGGATGTTTGGCATAATCTTGATCAAACCATTCCTTTTGCTGCGACTTTCTTTTGATATAATTATTTTTACAATATTCTAAATCGTAAATCCTCTTAACTTCTTTCTGCTCATCTAAAGATCTGTTATGCCTTTTATCCAATCCGTAACAAGTCCTATTGCAAAACAATCTTGCGCCTAATTTATTGGCTCGGTTTACGTGCCCACTCCTTTTATCAACTTTTTTACCACAATGAGTGCATTTTATAATCATTTTATTTACGTTTGTAATAGTATCTACAAAAAAAATTAATCCAGGACTCCCAGATCAATCAATATTGTATTTTCATTAGGAGAAAAATCATTCATCGCTAATTTTTTATCAAGTGTTGG